GAGGACAAGATAGTTATTAAAACAGAGAAAACAGGTAAGTACGGTCGCTGGATTGTACATATTCAAGGTGTAACTGATGAACTGGCCAAGATTTGGCCTTATGGAGATTGAAATGGCAAAGAGCAGAAGAAGACACGAGACAGGCAATAGTATCACAACCCCAAGCTGGTTCGGTTCTCACGAATCAATGGTTGTAGATCATAGTGAACTAGACTATTCTGTTTCGGAAAAACAAGTAGTATGTAAAGACGATAAAGGCTACTATGTAACCGAAAGAAAGAAGTTAGATACAGGGGTTGCTGATCCCAACAGATACTCGAATAGGAGATTCAAATGAGTTTTAGAGAAGACGCACTGGATTCGTTAAAGCACAACGCAGATAAAGATAGGTCTGAAGCATTGGCGAGCCTTAAAATAATGTTAGATCACCCAGCAGGAATTGGCGATCATAGTACAGGCGACTTACATGAAAATCTAAACGAAGCACTGGCTAAGTTAGCAGACGCAGAAGATAGATTAGATACCCTTAAGATACATTTCAATGTCTGATAATATAGAATATGTTTTTGCTGTAGTTATGATTTCATTTGATTCAAAGAATGATAACTTAGCTGTAGAACCACTTAGTGTCCACACGTCAATGAAGACGGCTTTAGAGTATGCCGACGAACTTGAGGCGTACAATAATACTGGGAAGTATTTCCCCAATGGTGAAGTAGAGCTAATGTACGATGTTCTTGAGTTCAGGTTAGATGAGCCACCCATGATGCTAGACCTTATGAAAAAGAGAAAAAAGGTATTGGAAGATAGTCTAGAGCAAGCTATTATTGACTTGATGGACAAGGGAATTTTAGATCAGCTGGTTGGCGAAGACGGTTATTTCTATTACGTTTTAACGAAGAAAGGCAAAGAAAAGATAAAGACAATAAAGCTGCCAGCATACATAAAGAAACTGATAAAAAGAAAAGATGACATATAACAATCTTGGAGGTCGCTTAGACATGTCTCTGCTAATGCAACAAGATCAAAGCCCTACTGATTGGGACAGCATGTTTTTTTCGGAAGCGGTGTTGTGGTCAAGAAGGAGTCATGATTCAGAAACTCAATGTGGTTGTGTCTTAGTGAAAAACAAGACGGTGATAGCGACTGGCTATAATGGGTTTATGAGAGAAATAAATGACCGATCCTTACCTAATACCAGACCAGACAAATACCCATTCATGATACATGCAGAAGCGAACGCTATTTATAATTGTGCCAGAGAAGGGAAGTCTACGCTTGGAGCTAGAGCTTACATAACTGCTCCTCCATGTACAACGTGTTTGCAGATGTTGTGGCAATGTGGTGTTCATGAAGTTTACTTTTCAAACCTGTCGTCACCGAAAAGCGACATATGGACAAAGAAATATGACCAAGTACTAAAACAACTAGACGGCAGACTGTGCTTGAGATATATTGGCAAACAAAGTTTGGACAACACGATGCTCATTGAAAGTGCAGAAATTTTTGAAAAATATTAGAAACCCACTTGACTTTTTACACAGTACATACTATAATATAAGTAAATAAAGGAGACAAATAATGACGAACATTTTAGAAATGGCGGAAGCCCATCTAATGAATATTCAAAGAGAGATACAAGTTTTGGAACAAAGAAAGATTGAGATTGACAAAGAGATCTCAAGACTTTCTGAGTATTTAGAGGGAGGAGTGGTCGCCGTTAGTGATGCCAAGTCGGAAGCGTCAGCAGCACTGGACTCACCAACGGCCACACCTCTTAGTGATTTATCTAGTATTACAGAAGATTAAAGGAAAGATTATGGAAAGCAAAGAATTTTATTCTACATTGGAATCCCTACCTAAGAGCTACAGCTTTGGCGTAGAGGACAAACGAATTACCGGAACGACGAATCGTGGTGCTGCTCGTGGTGTGACATTTAACCCTGTTACAGCCGTAGCTTACCGAGCCACTGGAGAAGTTTACGGTACAAACAAACGAGAAACTCTCAAAGCCGGACGTGCTTTAGGTTTGACTCGTGAGTTTACAAACCATGTTTACAACGCCACTGCGGGCGTATCAAATCGCGGTAACACTCAAGTAGTTCGTGGAAAGATTAAATCAGCTTTAGGAGTTTAAGATGGATAGTAATTGTTGGCTAGGTGTTGGTCGTTTAACTAAAGATGCAGAGTTCACTACGACAAAGAAGGGAACTCCAATGTCTAAATTTAGAATGGCGGTTAATGATCGTCGTAACGATAAGACACTCTTTATCAATGTTCTTTGTTTCGGCAAGATGGCAGAAAATCTACAGCCGAGACTGGTAAAAGGTCGTCCCGTATCAATTCAAGGTAAACTGAATATTGATGATTACGAAGACGAAAATCAAAACAAGAGAAGTTCGGTTTGCGTAATGGCAGACGAAATCTCTCTTGGAAAAGATCCTAAAGAATCTTCAGATGATAACCCGATTTAGGGTAGCTCCCTAGTCGGAGGAAGGTGACTGAATACTCTGGGACGCAAGCCAGATAAGGTATCCGAATCTTGAGCAATGCCAAATGGTGAGCAGAGAGATAGGAGTACGAGGACATTGCCTACTTGCGGTAGAACCTCGTTGTGGGTAATAAAGTAATTCCCACTCTTCCATTTTTATATTAGCCTCGTCAGGTTTTGTGCTTGGCGAGGCTTTTTTACTAAAAATTCTAAAATCTCCTAAAGAGGGGTTGACAAACGAGACGATACATAGTATAATTACTAAGGTAACAAAGTTCATTAACCATTTTCTATTGCGGTATTATGTCAGAATCAACAGTTCATTTAGCAGAATTTATATCCCAGTTAGTAGGAATACTCTTAGTCTTGGTGGCTATCGGAGGATTTCTTTACGGTCTTATCAACGGCGTAACTATTGAAAAGAGAGAACCTTCTGGAGATTCACCTTCTATAATTGGTGAGTGGATGAATGGTAAGATACCCCTCGGCTACATTGAAGATAGTCCTAAGCCAGCAACGGTTCAAGTAGACAATATAGACGAACTAGCCATTCTGAAGAGGCAAGTAGAAATTGCCAAACTAAAGAAGCAACTATTGGAATTTGAGGAACCCTCTCTTAACAATCCAATTTTCAGTGACTGCGTAGAAGTTTTAGTCGGCTTGGGGACACCTAAGAGAAAAGCAAAAGCAGAAGCACAACAGATATTTGAGGACAAACCAACCATCAATACAGTTCAACAGTTTGTTACGGAGTACGGGAAACGATGAATATAAATTTAATGGCTCCAATAAATCAGCTTGGATATGGCGTGGCAGGTATAAATATACTGAAATCCCTGCAAGCTGAAAACAATGTAGCCTTGCATGTAATAGGACAACCACAAGTAACCAATCAGACAGACGCAGATGCGGTCAGGAAGGGGATGGATACTGCCCAGACGTTTGATCCACAAGCACCCTGTGTCAAAATCTGGCATCAAAATCAGATGGCAGAACGTGTAGGGTCAGGTAAGTTTGTTGGTTTTCCTATCTTTGAGTTGGATACTTTTAACGATTTAGAGAAACACCACCTGTCTGCCTGTGACGAGCTTATGGTCTGCTCTGAGTGGGCAAAGGGCGTTATTAACAGGGCGATAGATGGAAAGCCCTGCCATGTCGTACCGCTTGGTGTAGATATGAACATATTCAAACCAGCAACGCCACGTAATAGTGACAAAACAGTATTTTTTAACTGTGGTAAATGGGAAGTTCGTAAAGGGCATGATATTTTAATAAACGCATTTAAGAGAGTACTTGAACATGGGGAAAATGCAGAATTATGGATGATGTGCAGCAATCCTTTTAACTCCCCTGAAGAAGACGCAAGGTGGCATCAGCTATACAATCACCCTCAAGTAAAAATTATTCCAAGGGCTGAGACACAGCAAGAAGTGTATAATATAATGGCTCAGGTAGATTGTGGAGTATTTCCATCTCGTGCGGAAGGCTGGAATTTAGAGCTATTAGAAATGATGGCCGCAGGCAAACATGTAGTCACCACTGATTATTCCGCACATACTGAATTTTGCACTAAAGAAAACAGTGGACTGGTGACGATAGAAGATGTAGAACCAGCAGTTGATGGCAAATGGTTCTTTGGTCAAGGTAACTGGGCGAAACTTGGCGAGCACGAAGTTTGGGATTTAAGCATGAAAATGATGAAATTTATACTAGACAAAAAAGGCTCCCTGAATCAGGCAGGTATTGAAACCGCCAACAGATTTAGCTGGGACAACACCGCAAGGAAAATAATTGAATATGTTTAAATTCTTTAAAAAAGAAGCAGAAAACAAAGAAGTAGAGAAACAAAAAGAAGAATCAGAATATATAGCACTAGATTCTCCAGAGATAGCTGGTTCCATAACCTACTACTTTAAACACGACGATGAGAATACCTACCTTGATATTCACCTGTCAGACTTTGAAGACAAGACAATAGAGAAGTTTGCAGAAATAGTTTCTGGCATATCTTCCTTAAGAATGCAGTTAGAAACAGTAAATATGATAAAAGATGTGTTCTTAGAGATGGAAGAAGGGGAAACCTTTAACAAAATAGTAGCACAAATGATAAGGCATAACGAGAAAGACACCGCTATGCTTGAAAAAATAAACAAAGAAAGTGATTCTAAGGAGGAACAACCGTGGATTAAACCGTCAGACATCATGAAATAATGGAGCAGAACATGAAGAAAACGCTTAAAATCGGCTGGCAAAAATACGAAGATGTATTGGAGTCACAGATAAACTCGCCCATTATAGATCAACTTTACAATTCTATGATAAAGCGATCCAACGAGCACGCAAACTTTCAAGACTTAACACAAGAAGAGCTTGAGCAAATAGAGCAGTTTTTAGAGGCCGAGGGTGCTGCAATACAACACCAAGAAGAACCCGTTCAATTTAACATTGACGATAATTTAGCCCACGAAATATCCCTAGCTACCAACTTTGACTGCTGGGTTGCACACACAAACTTTAACTTAACAGAAAACATAAAGAATAAACTGGATAGTATAGAAGGAATAGAACTTTTAAAAGTATTCAGCCGTTATAGATTTTTAGTAGGCGTTGGAAAAATGTTTGAATTTTCAGACGTTAGGAAAACGATAGAGGACATTTTAACAAATAAAGACTAGGAGTTAGATTTGAATATTGAATTATCAAAAATTATGAGTCAAATTGAGAACAAAGAATCTACAAGTAAAGTAGGAATAGAAGATTTAGAGAAGATAGCAAGCAAGGCCGCTTACAGTTTTCTCGGACCACTGACCTCAGAAGAGATAGAATCCTGTATTCTAAGTGCTTTCTGGAAAGCCTCCGAGAAGTACAGCAGTGATAAGAATACTAAATTCACTACATTCTTTTATAAGGGCGTTGTGATGGAGTGTCTTAGCCAAAAGAAGTTCAACGTAAACAGGCAACACTACAAGATTTATGAAAATATCACTTATTCCAAAAATAAGGATATAGAATCATTCGATATGATGGACGAAATCAATACCCATTGCGACGATCCAGAGCTAATGTATAACAGATTTTATAGAAATATGTCTGTTAGAGAGATTGCTGAGAACAAAGGTGTATGCAGCGAGACTATTAGAATAAAAATAAAGAAAAATTTAGCCAAGTTAAGAGCAAAAATGGTTAAGTTTGGTGTATAAATAGATAGGACGATAGGATTTTTGCAAGGAACTGGAGCATTAACAATTTTTTAATTCCTTTTACGGGAGAAATGTTATGCCAGTTATAGGTGCAACAGATGGTTCTGGTGGTGGCTGGGTCACTGCCAGTGGTAACAACAACGGTGGAACAGTAGTGGGCGTCGGAAATATCGACACCAGTATTGGGCCAATCAAGAACGACTTAGCAATAGCTACGTTGGCAGACAAGTTTGATGACGTTACGGGTTCAAAAGTCGTTACTAACGATGGAACCGGTGCGGCAACAACAGACAGAGCGGGTCAACAAAAAGCACTTTCGGGTGGAACTTTTGCGTTTACCCCAAGTGCTACAGGTACTAGATCTGAAACTTTTGTTATTCGAGGCGTAACCACTAAACTAAGTGGTGCAGCCATGAAGACTGAAGCTGGGCCTGTGCTAAACGGTAACTTTAATAACGGTACTGTTAAAGATGGCATCCACGGAACTATCATTGGTGGTTCTGGTGCGTTTGCTAATCCAAACAATACTTACAACAAACTTGCTCGTCCTAGCACAGATATTACACCTAACTTTACTCACAGTTCAGCCTCCGCCAATGTGGACACTGGACTTAAGTACACGATGGTTAATCCTGCTGACGGCTCTGTTGCCGTTGCAACTGAGATATTCCCAAGCCTCGCAGTTCCGGGCGAGTTGACATACCACTTCGGTCATGCCAACGGTCCTATTACTGACGAGTATAAGGCTAAGAATGCTTTTGAAGCTGCTGATGATACATCTTCATAATTTTTTAGTTTAGCAGTTTAGATTCCCCCTGCTTTATGTGGGGGGAATTTTTCTTGGGAGATTTTAAATGTTTACTCTTGATGCCGAATTTTTAGCAATGGCTAGTGCTTTGGCTAGTATAGTAACATCTATTTCAGTTTTTTTATGGAAGAAGTTACTAAAGCCAGCTATAAAGCTGATGGACGATCACGAGGAAATTAAGAAGTCGATAGATATCATTAAAGGAGAAGTCACGCCTAATGGAGGTGGGTCTATTAAAGATGCAGTCAACTGCTTGCGGGACACATGCAAAAATATAGAAACAACTCAAAAGGTTTTAGACCAAAGGTCAAAAGCCGCACTCCACTACCACGACAGAGCCTTGTTTGAAGTAGATAAATTTGGCAGAGTTTCTTGGTATAATGAGAAGTTTGAGGCGTTGACAAAGAGCAATAGCAATCCCAACGAAGGTTTTGATTGGGTTAATATTGTAGACGAGGCTGAACGAGAAGACTTTGTAAAAGAAGTAACTTCTTGCTTAGATATGTGTAGAAAGATTGATATAATGGTTAACTCCGTAAACGATCAGCAGATACACTTTTTAGGTTATCCGTATAGGATTACGGAGAAAGATCATGAAGGATTTTTAATACATCTTTTTAAGGAGAACTAATATGGGTTCTAAAAAATTCAGTTTAAATTGGGCCGATATGTTAAAAATCGGCAAGAACGCAGCACTAGTAGGTGGAGCAGCGGCTCTTACTTACATTGCTGGAAATCTAGATCAAATTGATTTAGGAACTCTTGGTGCGTTAGTCGTGCCTATCGTCGCTGTTGGATTGGACACCGCTATTAAGTGGCTTAAAGACAACAAAGACGAGGAATAATAATGTCAACATTTAACAGTCCTAGAGAGCTGTTGAATGCTTACAGAGAAGGTTTTCAAGGTAGCATCTGCGATCCAGAAGAGACAGCAGAATTGCTAGGAAAACTTAGGACACCGTTATTTGGTGCGACTGCTTTTAGACTATACGGTAGCGGAGAGGGAAAACTCTCCCTACCGTTTAAGTCTTTATTGAAGTTCGATCCAAGTTTTGGGCCATCTGAAAGGCAAACAACAGGAGACTGCGTAAGTCATTCCACCAGAAACGCTGTTGACATAACAAGAGCGGTAGAAATAGACATAGAGGGCGAGTCAGAATCTTTTGAGACTCGCAGTGCTACTGAAGCAATTTATCAATCTAGAGGGCACAGAGGTCAAGGTATGACCTGTTCTGGTGCCGCTAAGTACGTCCACTCTAAGGGCGGTATACTCTTAAGAAAAGACTACGGAAAAGTAGATCTGTCTAAATATAATTCAAGTCTTGGTGCTAACCATCGTATACCTTCTAGCATTTATTCTACCGAAGCAAAAAAACATCAAGTCAAAACAGTCTCAATGATAACAACGGTGGAAGAGGCTAGGGACGCACTGGCCAACGGCTACGCGATTAGCGTATGTTCTAGTTACGGTTTCAGTAGCCGTAGAGATAGTAACGGGATCGCTAAACGAGGCTCTGGCTGGAACCACGCTATGGCTTGGATAGCCTGCGACGACACTAATAAAAGATTCAAAGAAACACTGTTCTTGGTTCAGAATAGCTGGGGCAAGTGGAACAGCGGACCAAGAGTTCATAATCAACCGGAAGGTAGCTTTTGGATTAGAGAAAAGGAAGCTAGAGCGATGTTAGCACAGAAAGGTTCGTGGGTCTTCAGCGATGTTGATGGCTTCCCCGCCAAGAGCCTGCCTAATTACGGAACTTCTTCATATCTATAGGGAGTTAAAATGAAAATTTCAACCTTAGCTTTGGCATCAATTCTGACGCTATCTGCTTACGGTGGCGTGTACGAAAATAATTTTAGACCATACATCTCTACCAATCTAGCAAAAGTTATCATGGTAGGTGTAAACGATAACACAGAACTATGTGACGGCTCTGGCTGGATTATTCATGGGGATGGACACAAGACAGAGTGTCCCGGATGCTCTGCTTGCAAATCGGTCGATGGTTCGTCAAATCAAACCAAAACAATAAGTTGTTATAAACCTAAAAGGTCTGGACTGATAAGACTACTATTTGGAATATTTAAATGACAAACATTAATGGAATACCACCAGAACAGTACTCAGTTGGAACAAAGGTTCTAGCTTACGCACAAGCAAAAGATCCTAGCTTTTCCTTTGATCCTGCCACCATTATGGCAATTTGTAATTGTATTATAGCTGTCATTAAGCTATTATATATGTGTTATGGTAAGCGTAACATCACCAGCAAGCTCAGGAAGCCATCGCTGCTTCAAAAGATACTTCTGAAAAGGGAGGTCAGAAAGCATTTTAGCAAGGAAGATAGGAACACAATGTACACGTCTATGTTAGATGTGTCTAGGACACTTTCAGAAACCGAGCTACAAAAGCTCACGGATAGCATACAGGAGTAAAAATGAATCCTTTTCAAATTACCATGCTTGGCTTGGCCGCAATTCTTGTGTTTAGCTTAGTCTGGACACCGCTTAAAGACCTCTTTAAAAAAGCGGTTGGCGTAATTAAGTTACCCAAAAAGCCTAAAGTTCATGATGAAGATTCTTCACTAGTAGAGATTATTGGCTGCTGGGAGAATTTAAAACAAAGCTGCGATGACAGGGGGCTTTCAAAGGCTTCAGTCGAGCTAGACAAAATTTTTCCACTATTCGTACAGAAGGGGGGCAAAAATGTCTAAAGCAATTAGAGCAGTACTAGCGGTAATACTTGTTGTGGGTGCTTTCTTTGGTGAACAAATTATAGAAGTTGTAAAGAACAACGTTGAAATAATAAACACACCATCGGTTAATGTTCCAGAGCCAGACCTAGCTTACAAGACCCTCGTCAACCCCATAGTGGCGATTAATATAGAAAGCAAAGACGCAAAGCAGATTTCAGATTTCTTTGTCACACTTTCTGACGTAGTAGAGAATGATCCGGGATTTATATCTTCAACCGCAACCTTTAAGCAATTCAACGAAACGTCTGGAGGGCTTAACTTTGCAGGTCTGGATCTTAAAGATAAGTATCCGACGTTAGGAGAAAAGATAGATTACTGCATACAGAACTCTATAGGACTAGAGAATACCACATTTACAGAAGAAAAAAGAAAAAGTCTTTGCGACTGCTTAGACGCTATAGCTTGGGGCGTAAATAAATAATGGGGATAAGTGAGACAATAATAGAAACAATACTAGACAGAATAAATGTTGAACAAGAAGACATAGATAAGGCAACAGAGATACTCGACATGATTTCTTTTACAAAGGAGGACGGCAGAGATGTCGTTGTCGTCAAGATTGGCGAAAACGTAGAATTAAAAATATACAAGTGAAAGAACGAAAGACCTCGCTTTAATTTTATTGCGGGGTTTTTCTATTCACAGGGTTGACAAATAGCCTTTATTACCATATAATAACCATTATAAACTGATTAACCTACAAGGATATTATGTTAAATGCAAGTTACTAAACGTAACGGAGACAAAGTAGACTTCTCCGTCGAAAAAATTCATAAAGTCGTTCAATGGGCTACTAAAGGTATCAACGGTGTTTCCTTTTCCGATATCGAAATGAACGCAAATCTCTCTATATATGACGGGATTCGTAGCTCAGAGATTCATCAAATACTAATAAAGTCGGCAAACGATCTGATTTCGACTAACTCTCCTAATTATCAGTATGTTGCAGCTAGGCTATTAAATATGCAACTGAGAAAACAGGTCTGGGGATATGGTGATCAACCTACAGACTTTCTGCTTTTTCTACAAAGGAATGTTGATAATGGGATATACGATCCAAACATTCTGGAAAAGTGGACAAATAAACAAGTAGATCTATTCGGAAAGTACATAGACCACTCAAGAGACGACAAGTTTACATTTGCAGGATTGCAACAGCTTATCGACAAGTATTTAGTTAAGAACAGAAGCACTGGATCTATCTACGAGACGCCTCAGTTTGCGTATATGGCGATAGCCATGTGTTTGTTCAATACTCCCGAAGAAGTTAAAAAGGCGTATGATTGCTACTCCACGTTTAAAATCAATCTACCTACTCCTATCATGGCTGGTGTTAGGACTAATATCCGTCAGTTTGCATCATGTGTTTTGGTTGATGTTGACGATAACCTTGATGCTATTTTTTCCAGCATACATGCTGTCGGAAAATACACCGCCAGACGAGCGGGGATCGGACTGAACATTGGAAGAATGAGACCAATCAATTCTCCCATTAGAGGAGGTGAGGTCATCCACACCGGCCTTATCCCCTATCTAAAAAACTTTGAGTCTGCTGTTAAATCAACATCCCAAAACGGTCTCCGTGGAGGGTCTGCTACCGTGCATGTACCATTCTGGCACTATGAAATTGAAGACATAATGGTGTTGAAAAATAACGCAGGAACAGATGACAATAGAGTGCGTAAGCTAGACTATTCCGTTCAATTCTGCAAAATTTTCTATGATCGCCTAATTAAAAATGAAGACATCACACTGTTCAGCCCCTACGAGACAGAGGGTTTATATGAGGCTTTTGGTGACAACAAAGAGTTTAAACAACTCTATCTTAAGTATGAGAACTCCAGATCGCTAAAGTTTAAAAAGAAAATACCAGCAAGAAAGCTGGCAGAGATATTTGCTAGGGAAAGACTTGAGACTGGTCGTATCTATAGCATGAACATTGACTCAGCCAATGAACACGGATCGTGGGCTATACCTGCTTACATGAGCAACCTATGTCAAGAGATTATACATCCAACACAACCAATACAGTCGATAGACGATCCAGACGGAGAAATTGGAATCTGTATTCTTTCAGCTTTGAATTTGCTTGAGCTAGGCAATGAAAAGGACATAGAAGATGCCTGCCGAATGGCGGTCAGGACATTAGAGTCTGTTATTGATTATCAAGATTATCCAGTACTGGCAGGTGAGAATTTTACTAAGAACAGAAGATCTCTCGGTATCGGCATTACAAACCTAGCTGGTTTTCTTGCCAAAAACAAATTAAAGTACGACGATCAAGCAGCACTGGAACTAGTCCACGAAACTATGGAGCAAATACAATGGAATTTAATTAATGCTAGCTGTGAGTTAGCTGAGGAAAAAGGCCCGTGCGAAAAGTTCCAAGATACTAAATATGCAAAGGGTCTATTGCCAATAGATTGGTACAAGAAAGATGTTGACGAATTGTTAAAACCAGAGTACAACATGGACTGGGAGGGTCTACGTGAACGGATTAAAGAACACGGCTTACGCCACTCAACTTTATCTGCTATTATGCCTTGTGAGTCTAGCTCCGTTATTCAAAACAGTACAAATGGAATTGAGCCGGTCAGATCCTTGTTGATCCACAAGAAAGCCAAGAACGGAGTTCTAAAACAGTTAGTGCCAAATTATCGTATGCGTAAAAATTACTACACTTTAGCTTGGGACATAAGCGACAACAAGACTATTATAAACATGGCCGCTGTGATACAAAAGTTTGTAGACATGAGTATGAGTACAAATCTATACTACAATTACAGCCACTATGAGGATGGCAATATTCCTCTAAGCGTTTTAATTAGAGACCAGATATATGGATATAAATATGGTCTTAAAAATTTCTACTATGCCAATACGCCGGACGGAGATGGCGACACCGAAAAAGGCATGAACTGCGAATCTGGAGCATGTGCAATATGAAAACTATCTTTAATACGAAGAGTATAGACCCCATGAGTCAGCCTCTATTTTTAGGTAAAGACTTAGGTGTTCAACGCTACGATGTACTCAAGTATCCAATTTTTAAGGATCTTGATAGCAAGCAGATGATGAACTTCTGGAGGCCGGAAGAAATCGAATTAAAGAAAGATCGTGGCGACTTTAAGGAGATGTCGGAAAATGAGAAGTTTATTTTTACTTCCAATTTAAAATATCAGACCATGCTCGACAGTGTAATCTGCCGTGGTGTACCTACTCTATTAGAGTTTGTTACAAACACAGAGCTAGAAGCCTGCCTCATGACTTGGCAGTTCTTTGAAAAAATTCATAGTCAATCGTACTCCTATATTATTCAGAACGTGTATGCGGACAGCTCAGAGGTTTTTGCGGGCATATATGAAGATAAAGAAATCATGAAGCGTGCGAACAGTGCCATTAGCGATTACAACAATCTCATGGGCATGGCTTGCGATAAAAACAGACTTTCAGATATTAAGAAGCAAATTTATATGACCGTTGTTAGTATCAACATACTAGAAGCCATAAGGTTTTACGTGAGCTTTGTTTGTAGCTTTGCTTTTGCAGAGAACAAGAAGATGGTGGGGAACGCAGATATAATTAAATTAATCAAGCGTGACGAGGCGTTGCACCTAGCAAACACTCAACATATATTAAAAATCCTACACAAAGAAGAGTCTGAAGGCTTTGTTAAAACTGCTGAACAATGCAGATCAGCAGCTATTGAGATGTTTGAGAATGCAGCAGCCGAGGAGAAAGAATGGGCTTCATACTTATTCAAGGACGGCTCAATTATTGGTCTGAATGAAACAGTTCTGCATCAATACGTAGACTGGCTCTGCATGTCCAGAAGAAAAGCAATCGGTTTGCCGTATGAGAACGTTGGCAAGAATCCTATCGCTGGCTGGACTCAGGCTTGGATGCACAGTGAAAGTGTTCAAGTTGCACCACAAGAGCACGAAATAACTAGCTATAAAATAGGTGCTAGTAAAAACGACCTAGAAGACATGGACTTCGGAGACATGAAACTATGACAGAAAGAAATACACACCCCGACCATCAGGCTAGATTAGACCAATTAAAAAAATATACTATAGAAACTGTTCACGGTGTTAGACAACAAGTTTTATTTGACAGTTACCCAGAAGGAATGGAAGTTAAAGAAGACATGAATTTAGAACAACTTAGTAATAAGGTGGTGCAGTGGCATCACGACAGGAATTTAATAGAAGGGAGTTCTGACAAGGATCAGACTCTAAAGCTTTTACAGGAGCTAGGAGAGCTTTCTGACAGCGTTTGTAAAGGCAAAGATATTAAGGACGACATAGGAGACATGTTGGTAGTTATGCTAAACATAACAACTAGAAACGGTGTGTCTCTTGAAGACTGCCTAGCCAGAGCTTGGCAGGACATCAAAGATAGAAAAGGCCGAATGGTAGATGGAATCTTTGTAAAAGAAACAGATCTTTAATACATCCGATAAGGTAATAATAAATGGCAAGATCGAGAAGAAACAGAAAAGACGATAAACCAAAAGTTAAACATGTTGAGGCAAAAACAGAAAACCAAAAGGAGTACATACGGGCGATAATAGAAAATGACATTGTCTTCTGTTCAGGCCCGTCAGGTTCTGGCAAGTCTTTTGTTGCGGCGGGTATAGCGGCGGAGCACTTACACAGAGGAGAAATAGAACAGATTATTATCACGAGACCTCTGGTATGTACCGGTAAAGAAATAGGTTCCCTTCCGGGAGAGTTGGGTGAAAAAATAGCACCTTATCTACTACCAATGAAAGAGAATTTGAAGTTTTTCCTTGGACAATCTTACTATGGATACTATGATAATGAAGGACAAATCCATTACAAGCCGTTGGAGATAATGAGAGGTTCTACATTCCATAATTCTTATATGATACTAGACGAAGCACAGAACTGTACAACCGAACAGATAAAGATGTTCATAACAAGAATGGGTAAGAACAGCAAGGTACTGATAAACGGAGACATAAACCAAGACGACTTAAGAGGCAGAAGCGGCCTAGACTATTGTATAGGAAAGCTAGATGGGATCGAAGGAGTCGGTATATGTAAACTTGGATATGAAGATATACAAAGAAATGATATAATAGGCAAAATTCTAACTGCACTGGAGAATTGATATGCCACTGTATGATTACGAGTGCGAATGTTGCTCTCATAAACTATTTGACATCAAACAGTCTTTCGATGAGGAACCTCTGTCGGTATGCCCAGAGTGTAATGAGTCTAAACTTTATAGGGTCATTTCAGGAGGTGCTCACGCATTTGTTAAAGGTGCGAATACCATAGGCCAACTAGCTGATAGAAACGCAAAGAACAATAAAACCTTGATACAGGAAAATCAGCAACGCATTAAAGAATCAAAACCAAAAGATGAAAAGCCTTGGTATCACAAACATGCAACCGCTACGAATAGCGAAATAAACAAGATGACAAATAAACAAAAGGCTGACTATATACTGAAAGGCAAAAAGTAATGGCTATAGATAAAATTAAAAAGGAAGTAAAGGAAAAGCAGAAACACGAGGTTGGCTTTGACAAGAACGGAGTCATTGTTAAAAAACAGGCTTCAAAAGATATTTATGGTAAAGTGATTTATCTTGACGATAAAGAATCTTCTCACCATGTTAAGGTTTTGGAAAGTAATTTGTACGATCCTATGGGAACCTATTCTAGCCGTAGAAGATATCTTGAAGCAACATTTAAGAGAGTGTCAAAAAACACGTTTGATTTCTACATGATGTACCTAAAAACGAACAATTCAATTTATTTAACTAAAGCTCAGAGAGGATTTTTAAATGACTAAGACAGGACCACTAAGTAAAGCTGAGAAGTTCTACATAGAAAGCAAATACTCGGATGATATTGATGTAGATCAATTATGTAAAGACTTGGACAGAACCAAGAGGTCTGTACAAAACTTTATTTCAAAGAACAAGATCGAAAAGCCTGCTCCGGAAAAGAAGGAAACAATCTTGTCTCAACAATTTGCAAATAACAATAAGGGTTCTATCGTCATGACGCCAAACGCATCAGTTATGGCCGACGATATGAGACCAAACTTTAACCAAAACAAGTCATCAAGAAGGGCGTGCATAACGAAAATCAGAGATGAATAACGAAAAATTTCTACAGAAATATAGAACAGACAAACAGTCTACTTGGATCAAAGTAAAGACGACTGATGGTAGAGAGTTTTACTTTACTCATTATGGAGTCTGGTCAGTTGTTAAGCAACACTGCAAAGATGAATCTTCTTTTATTGAAGAGTTCTTTTTGCAATTTAGATCTCATGAGGTTGAAATAGAAGTTGGCGATGCGGACGGATTTTACTTCGTAAGATCTATCCTTGGACAAATGGGCGGCGATTCTAAAAACTACTTTACTGTAGGAATAATTAAAGAAGATACTGTACATAAGAAGATGTATATTATCCCAGAACTAGTTGAGGAAAAAAGTTATGAAGACGACATCGAATCGTGCTTCGACGAGGCCATTATTTACAATGAGCAAAAAACGTAAAAGATCAAACAAGAGTAGATATAAGCATGAAAGCACAGGGGAGTACTGTACGTGTGCTGCCTATGTTGCTGAAATAATGTGCCGAAAGAATGCAGAAAATAAAAACGAAGGCTCTCTACCGTACAAGTTTTGGAACAAGAAGCCTTGGGACTGGACTTTTAAAAGACAGTTGATAGCGGCAAATAAGATATTGAAAGACGGGTCTATCTCCGAAGAAGCGTTGGTAAAGGCTATCCTGTCAAATGACTTTAAGCGTATTTTTTCTCTTAATCATCCAAAAGCTGCTGGGATAATTAGGCGGTATCAGCTATTATTAGATAACCGAACTGATAAAGTACAGGAAATTAAAGTCAAGAAAGACGCCAAGCATCAAAAGAAGAAGTTTGGAAAGAGAAACATTTTAGATACATTGAGGAAAATTGAAGATGGCGAAGAAGAAATCTAAAGCTGTTGAATTTGACGACGACCCAGTAAGTAACCAGATCAATAAAAAGTACGGCTCTATAGTTGAGTCGGGAAGCCAAGTTTTAGCATCCTTGGAAAACTACAAAACTATAGGAATTTCACCAGCACTTGATATAGCCTTGGGTGGAGGGCTGAGAGAAGGTAGCTGTGTCGTTATGACCGGCGATCCTAAGACTGGAAAAACTACCACCGCACTCTACTTTGCCGCAAAAGCTCAGAAAGAAGGCAAGAACGTAATCTACTTCAATACCGAAGGTAGACTTACAAAAGAAAACTTCAAGGGCATAAAGGGACTGGATGTAGATGCTATTAAGATTGTACAGGCTACAGACAAAGAACCTCTGGTCTCTGCTGAGAAATATCTAAATACGCTAGAAACTTATATCAAGAACACCCCAGATCTAGTAGCTATAGTAGACTCTACATCTAGTATGGTTCCTCAAGACGAGCTTGATGGGGAAATTAGAACCGGCGTAAGAAACGCTTTACCTAGGCTCTTATCTATGTTCTTTAAGCGTATTAGCGGCGATGTCGGTAGAATGAAAGCTATCTGTATTTTCATCACTCACAACATCGCCAACACCAGTGGCAGTAGATACGCACCAAACAAGATGGCCGACTGCGGCAACATGTTACAGTATCAAGCAGGAACTAACATGGTGATTACCCATCGTGGTAAATGGGAAGTTCCTAAAGATTCGGGACAACACGTAGGCCAAATTGCAAACTGGGTTGTGAGAACATCGGCTGCTGGAGGCATACCGAACTCTACGGCAGAAAGCTGGATCAGGTACGGTATCGGCATAGATGAGTGCCAAGAGGTTGCACAGATAGCTAGCGAATTTGCCATGATAGACAGGAGCGGTGCTTGGTATACCGTATCTTGTGCCATAGAAAACAGAGAAGATCCCGTTATTAAAAATTGGTTGATACAAAACGAGGTTGACCCAGATGACGAAGAGGCTGTAACAAAGGCGTTTAAGTTCCAAGGCATGGAAAGAGTAACCACGTTTTTAGCTGAGAATGAAGATATAACACAGTTTATATATGATCAAATAAGGGAAGTCTTTATATGAAAGTGACCGGACTAAACGGTCGTGAATATAACCTAGATCTTAAGAAGTATATAAACAACGATAGGTCTAAACGTTCTTTCTACCACGTAAAAGCTAGAGAATTGATAAAAGACATTTTTCACGGTTATAACATTTTGGAAGAAGTAAAACTTCCGGGCAGTGTAAAGCCGTCAAAAAAATCTGTGCTATACCTTGACTTTCTGATTCCAAATGCTAGAATAGGGGTAGAGGTTCACGGCCAACAGCATTTTAAGTATACCCCATTCTTTCACAAAAGCAAGGCTGGATTCCTTCGTGCCAAGGCTAGAGACAAAGATAAGATAGAGTGGTGCAGAATTAACGAAATTGAATTAATTGTTTTAAGATTTGACGACTCAGAAGAATATTGGAGAGAAAAACTTGAACGCCGCCGATAGACTTAAGCAGTTCCTAGATGGTATAGACACATATGTGTCTTGCAGAAACCTAACGCCAACAACGTTTTCAGAAGAGTTTGCACTAGCAGAAACCCTGAATCTTGAACAGATGGACAGGTTAACAAGAGATGACTGCTTCAATTTTGCATACATGCTTTACCAGTATGCTGATCATGTAGCGTCCGAAAAAGCAGCTCAAGACACAGTTATAAACTGGTGCGAGAACAGCCTTAACAGTATTATCTCTAGTGAGATTCATGATATGGCAGGCGAGTATATAAAGCACGATATAAAAGTTGCTACAATCCTAAGAAACCACGAGTTAGCAAGAAAAATCAAAGAATGGCAAGATGTTGCCAAGGCTAGACTTGCAAAAACGCAAAGCAGAGAATATAATATAAGAAGAAAAGCAGAGATCCTATTTGAAAAAGGAAAGAGAAAATGAGCGACGACATTGTAAAAGCATTGTTAGATTCTCTCACACCAGAGCAGAAAAGCCAGCTTATAGAGGGCTTGTTAAACACTAATGTAAAAAGCGACGATAAGAGGGTAGAAGCGGAGCCGACCCATACGTCGAAGGTTAAAGAAGATTTTACGGTTAACCGCAATGAAGAATTAGATCAAAGGAAAAAGGTTGTGAAAGCTAGAAAAAATAGCTGGTCCGACGTTGGCGAGTTTAGAGAAGAAGACGTTGACTATGAAAAGTTTGAAAAAACTCGTACTCCCAGACGAAGGGGAAAGCCAAAGAAAAGAGAAGTAGAATGCCATGTTTGTGGAAAAATGTTTTCGGTAAATGAAAACATGGTCTTTGGTGAATACATGAGATGTAATCGTTGCACAGGAAGATAAAATGGATTCTAAATTATCGGATGTGGGTGCAGAGCGTGCTGTATTGGCAGGCCTCTTCGCCTACGGTATTGAGTCATATGTAGAAATATCTGATTTCCTTAGTCACAGCAGCTTTTCGCACAGAAACAACCAAGTAATCTACAAGTGTGTAGAAAAAGTTTTTGATAGTGAAGCGGAGATAGATCTGCCCGCTATCCTTTCAGCATCAGAACAATTGAATCTTTCTGAAGTTGTGCAAACAAATCAGGAACTTGAATACATTCGTGACTTGATGGAGTACCCCGTCAAGAAAGAGAATGTGACTCACTTTGCTGCTCAAGTTAAAAAGTTTGAATTAGCACGTAAGGCTAAGAGAATAGCTAACAAGATTAGCAAAGATATTGAGGATATCAATGGTGACGAGACCGTTGATGAAATTATAAATTTAATTGAATCCCCCATAACCGAGTTCTTGCGGCAGGATGAAGTAGGGCAAAAGCCTGAAAAACTGGGCGAGGACATAGACGAGTACATAGACTTCTTAATAGAGAATCAGTGTGACCAAATTGGAATTTCTAGCGGGTTCCCTAGATTTGATGCTGTTGTTGGTGGTGGCTTACGCCGCAAGTGTGTTGATCTCGTTTCTGCAAGACCCGGAGTTGGTAAATCAGTCTTTGCCGACAATGTGGCCCTACATAATGCTAGGAAGGGAATTCCAGTTTTAATGTTGGATACAGAAATGAGTAAAGAAGACCACCTAAATAGAATCATTTCTAACATAAGCGGTGTGCCCATTGGAGAGGTCTCAACAGGACAATTTGCTGAAGACGACGAGAAGTTTATCAAAGTCAAACAGGCAATGAACGAAATTAGAGACATCCCGTACACCTACGTTAGCGTAGCTGGTGCTCCTTTTGAAACAATAATGAACACCATTAAAAGATGGATCATGCAAGAGGTCGGGCAAGATGAATATGGAAAGACCAATGACTGCATAGTAGTCTATGATTACCTAAAACTGATGTCGTCAAGCTCTATCACAAGCAACATTCAAGAATACCAAGCTCTTGGTTTCCAAATAACAAGCCTTCATAACCTAGCTGTCAAGTACGATTTTCCGTGCCTATCATTTGTGCAGTTGAACAGAGACGGGATTACTAAAGAATCCACAGACGCTGTAAGCGGCTCTGACAGGCTGATCTGGCTGTGTACCTCTTTCTCCATATTTAAATTAAAGTCAGCAGAGGAGTTGGCTGAGGATGGCCCAAACGGGGGAAACAGAAAACTTGTGACACTCAAGGCTAGGCATGGTGCAGGATTGTTAGACGGTAACTATATAAACATGAACATGATCGGCTCTCATTCACAACTAAACGAATTAAGAACCAGAGATGAAATGAGATCATCGCCAGACGGTGACGTTATCGAAGGTGCTGATCTACCATTTGATGTTGAGGACCAAAATGAAAATTGATAATGAAGTCAAGCTAGACTTTGATGATGTCTTACTCGTACCACAAAGGTCGGCTGCTGCGAGCAGAAAGCAAGTGGATCTAAAGAGAACGTTCAAGTTCTACCACTCGTCAAAAGAGTGGCATGGGGTTCCTTTGATGGCGGCAAATATGGATACTACAGGCACATTTAAAATGGGGGCGGCATTAAATAATCACGAGGCAATAACGTGTCTGCACAAGTATTATAAAGCAGAAGATATAGAAGGCTATTTCAAATATTATAATGTAGAGCCTAATGTTTGGGTTAGTGTTGGCATGGATTGGGAGAGAGAGTTAGACAAACTGTTTGACATTTCAGACGCTATAAATTCTTCACCAAATATTTGTATTGATATAGCCAATGGATATACTGAGAAGTTTGTAGACTGGTGCGGCAAGGTTAGACTGGAATTTCCGGACTCGATTATAATGGCCGGTAACGTAGCTACACCAGAGATGGTTTCTGAGCTTATTTTGCATGGAGAAGTTGATATTGTCAAGGTTGGTATTGGCCCCGGATCTGCATGTACAACCAGACTAAAGGCTGGAGTTGGTTATCCACAACTTTCGGCTATTGCAGAGTGTTCACATGTTGCTCATGGCCTACGCTCTGACTCCGGCAGACTTGGCCTGATCTGTGCAGACGGTGGATGCCGTTACCCAGCAGACGTTGCAAAAGCGTATGCTGCCGGTGCTGATTTTGTTATGCTGGGAGGTATGCTTGCGGGTACGTCGGAGTGCGAAGGCGAGTGGGTAGAACATGCGGGAATGAAGTACCTAACATTCTATGGCATGTCGTCTAAAAAAGCTCAAGAAAAACACGGAGACGGCCTACTAGACTATCGTTCTAGCGAAGGTAGAGTGCAAAAGGTTGCCTTCAAAGGAAACGCAGAGGTCATCATCAATGATATTCTTGGGGGTGTGCGTAGTGCTTGTGCTTATACTGGTGCTACTTCCTTAAAAGATTTTAATAAAACAGCACGGTTTGTACGTGTGAATAGAACTCATAATGATTTATCAGTGGAGAAATTATAATGTCACTAACGGCAAAAATAGTAACATTTACAGTAATAGCATTAGGTATGTACGATTTATTAGCAGTAACAGTGGGTGGTATTCCACTTAGTATAAGCAGATTTATGCAGGACTCCTCATTTGAGGCTCCTTTCATATCCTTTGCTGTCGGATTTACATGTGGACATATTTTTGGATACATGCCGCCCAAAGAAAAGAAATGAATTATAAATACATAGCATTGCCCAGTCCTATATTTGGATACGGCCAGTTGCTTGAAGCTACCAAACTTGTAGACACAGCATTTGCCAATGGGTACTTTAGAAGTCATCTAGAAGAAATTGAATGTGCATGGGTAGCACTATATGGCAATAAAGTCGTTGGGTGGGCGGCGGTTTCAGAGTGTATGCTTAGATGCGTCGTAGTTCATCCAGAGCACCGTGGACAAGGGATAGGAAAAGAGCTTACAAAAATAAGATTAGAACATCTAAGGGGTTGTGATAAAATCTTTTCTTATGCTTGGGTTAGGCCGGACGGAAGATGTATGTCATGTAAAAACCTAGAAAATTTCGGTTTTAAGTTGCAACAAGAACTAGATGGACACTATAATAATACTAGAAGTAATTGTAAATACTGTGGGAGTAACTGCACATGTGTAGCAAGGCAGTACGTAAAAACAAATCAACACTAGACTTGAACAAAGTTAAAGATATAATTTTCAACGATATAGATAAACTTTTAGAAGATTTAGGGTTGGAATACAGCCAGTTTGACGATAATATATTTATGTGCTGTCCGATACATGAGGGCAGCGACAATCCGCAGGGGTTGTCAATATCATTGTCTAGAAAAGCTTGGAGGTGCTGGACTAGAGGTTGTCATGAAGACTCAAGCACGGACATATTTGGTTTCATATCGGGATGCTTAAAAACTGACAGCTTTTCAGAAGTCCTTAAGTATGTATGCAATCTTTACGACGTTAATGGTGCCAAATGTGACGCTAAAGAAAAGGTAAAACTGAGTCAAGATAGCCAAGAGTTCAAGAGTATAGTAAAGCAATTTAAGAAAAATAAAGCAAAGACTACTGTAGACGCAAATGAAGTCTTTATAGGCCCATTTCCATCAAAGATGCTTAGTGGTTCTCCATACTTTGAAAGTAGAGGATTCAAGGCTAACACGCTAAAACACTTTGGGGTTAAAGATAGTGACTCGTTAGTAATGAGACATAGATCAATAATACCAGTAAAATATAACAAACAAACTGTTGGCTTTATAGCTAGATCAACAAAAGAATGGATACAGCCAAAATATCTTTTTTCAGAAGGTTTTAAGAAAAGGGACTACCTTTACAACTACGATAACGCTATAGAAAAAGCTCAAGAAACAAAGTGTATGTTTCTAGTAGAAGGTCAAGGTGATGTATGGAAGCTGTACGAAGCTGGAGTTGAAAATGCTGTCGGTCTTTTTGGAAAAGATATATCCAAGAAACAAAAATCACTACTACTAAACAGCGGGGTGACAAAACTTATAGTGCTAACAGATAACGATCAAGCTGGTAGAGAATCAAAGATAAAAATTAAAAGAGACATGTCTCGGCTATTTAAATTAGTCTTTCCATCTATGCACACTAAAGATTTGGGAAATATGTTTATTGACAAACTAAAAGAAGAAATACTAAACGACTTAAAAGGATGTTTTTAATGAAGATACTAGGAATAGCTGGACGAAAGCAATCTGGCAAGAACACGACCGCTAATATTTTGCATGGCGTAGTCCTTAAAGAGCACGAGTTAGTAAAGGATTGGAGCATCGGCCCAGAAGGGCAACTGATGATACTGACAGATGATTCCCAAGGACAAGAGGGTTGGGGAGAGTTTGATGTGACAAGAAAAGATCAAGCTTTTACACAGTACGCAGAGCACAGTATGTGGCCACATGTAAAGCTTTATAGTTTTGCCGATAGCCTCAAGTGGATTTGCAGTGAGCTTTTTGACATCCCCGAAGAATGCGTGTGGGGCAACGAGCAGCAAAAGAACGAATTACAGGAGCACCTACTTTGGCAAAATATGCCAAAAGCAATAAACTCCACGATGATGAAAAAGATTGTCACAGCTCCAGACGCAAAGAGATCCTTTGATTGGAAAGAAGGGGCGATGACCGCTCGTGAATTTATGCAATTCTTTGGCACGGATGTCTGTCGCAAGATGTTTGAATCTGTATGGGTAAACTCCTGCCTCAAGAAAATACAAAGAGAACAATCTGAGCTAGCAATTATTGCAGATGTACGCTTTCCAAATGAAGCGAAGGCTGTCGAAGACGCTGGCGGAAGAGTTGCCCGTTTAACTAGACAAGTGTTCGACGATAACCATTCAAGCGAAGTAGCTCTGGATGATTACCCCTTCACAGACTATATAGATAACAAAGACAATAGCATTGATTCTTTGATGGTGAAGGTCAAGAAATTTTACCAGAACTTATAGGGAGAAAAAATGTTAGTCACCTACGTCAGAAGCTCAAGCTATAATAATTATTCGTACTGTGAGATGCAGTACTTTATAACTTATGTTTTAGGGCATCAATCAGATAGCGGCAAAAAGGCCGACATGGGAACGATGGCTCATAAAGCTATGGAGATATTAGCAGGCTTAAAGAAATTTCAACAAGACAATTCTAGAAAGAAGTACTTAGTAGTTGAAGACGACGCTGCTGGCAAGATCAGGGTGCATAAAGATAGGTTGTATGCCGATGACTTTGTTGATGAATTAATTGAAATATCTATTGATTGCTATACTGAAAATTCTAAACACAAGTTTGGCCCAAAAGATAGAAGAGATATAGCTGAAACTGTCTGGACTTTTCTAAATCACAATGATGGACAATTTGATCCAAGACAGAGGAATATTCATCACCCAGAACCTCATTTCGACATCCCAATTGAAGAGGACTGGGCAAAATTTGAGTATGATTTAAATGGAGAAAAAGTACAAGGGCAACTGGCAATCAAAGGAACAATCGACTTAGTAACAAAGATTGATGACGAAACTATAGAAGTAATTGACTGGAAAACTGGTCGCCGCATGGATTGGGCAACTGGAGAGGTCAAAGACTACAAAAAACTTGAAAATGACGCACAATTATTACTGTATTTCTACGCTATCTCTAAGCTGTACCCCGATTTTCCAAACAGAATAATGAGTATATTCTTCTATAAGGACAAGGACGGAGAAAGAGACCCTAGACCATTCAGCCTTTGTTTTGGGCCAGAAGATGAGGCCAGATTTCTAGAAATGCTAAAGAATAGAGTGGAAGAAATTAGACAGAATGTTGCCCCAAAACCCCTAGATAACGCGAGAAAACACTGGAAATGCAAATATCTCTGTCATTTTTGCAAAAATAATTGGCCGGGAACTGATGAGAAAATGTGTATATATATAGAGAAGCACTTAAAGAAACATGGGATGGATAAAACTATAGAGGATTGCACAAGAGAAGGGTTCAATATTGGTTTTTACGAAGCTCCGGGCTAGAAAGAGAATACGATGAAAAGAAGAGATTTTTTGACTTATGGAACTAGTTTTCTGGGTGGAACATACCTAGCGAGCAATAACATTGCTGTTTCTTACGCTGACGAATACTCCCCCAAAATAACTAAAAATGATAAAAGTGTTATATTCCTATGGATGGGCGGTGGAGCTACTCACATCGAGACATTTAACCCCATTCCCTACGCCCCAGTAGAAAGACGTTCTGCTACCGGTCATATAGACACAAAAATACCAACAGTCAAAATAGGCGGCCTCTTCAAAGAGGTAGCAAAAAGATCTGATAAGATTAATATTGTTAGAAGTTTTGCACACAAAGATTCTAATCATCAAACCGCTACGCACTGGGTAGTGGGAGGCGAGAGAAATCAGGGCGGCACTTCTCAGAATTACCCCAGTTATGGAGCTATGATTGCTGGTTATTATGGGCCAGTATCTCAACCTCATGGCCTACCCACCTACATCAAGATGAATAAGATTGAAGGCGATGGAGCAGCTTGGATGGGGCAAAAGTATATGGGCTATGAAGCCAGTAGAGAGGGTGTAGGCGACCTCCAGCTAAAAATGGCCAAAGATAGATTTATGGGTAGAAAAGCCCTTCTAGACTTGGTAGAAAAGCACTCTGCCATCAAAGAGCAGGGAGAAAGTTGGAGAGAATTTCAAAGTCAAGCGGTCACCGCTATAACCGGAAAAGCTGCTGAAACCTTCAGGATTGAAGAAGATTCTAAGTATGATACATTTAAGGATGATCAGTTAGGCAAGGATGCCTTAGCCGCAGTCAGAGCTATACAGAACGGTGCTAAGTTTGTAAATATCCAGTATGGTGGCTGGGATATGCACACCGGAATAGTTAACGCATTGAATAGCAGACAGGTGACGCTAGACAGATATATTGGCCTGCTGATGGACGAGTTGCAAGCTAGGGACTTGTTTGAAAATACCCTGCTAGTTGTCGCCACAGAGTTTGGAAGAACACCTAAAATCAACGGCAACGCTGGACGTGATCACTGGAGTGGAAACGTGCCACTGATGTTTGCTGGTGGCGGCTACGACTTGGGTCGTGCAATTGGAACCTCTAACGCAAACGCTGAAGTTCCAGAAGACGGCGAGTGCGGCCCCTTAGATTTAAGATGGACTGTGTTAAATCACATGGGAATTCAGAGAAATAATACTTGGATGGGAATTCAAGGAAGACCAATGCCAGTAACAACTAATGAAGAAAAGAATATTTTAACAGACATTTCAGTAGGAGTAGGTTAATGAAATTTAAGATACCATTTTTAGCAGTCATGATTATAGCTGCGATTTGTTTAATTAATAAAGATGAAATTAAAAACATGTTTGTAAAGGAGAATCCTGTGATTTGTGAAATATGCGAAAATGAATGCCCGTGTTCAGAAAACGCTTGTATTTGTAAAGCTGAAATATGCAAATGCCCCAAGTGCATTAGCTAATAAAAATAGGAGTTGATACAATGAAATATTTAGCATCACTGTTATGTTTGTTGTTTGTGCCGCTGTCGGCTGAAGCACAGCAACCTGAGCGTAAAGTTATTAAGCCGCCGGTTGTAAAGAGTGTGCCTAGAGATTTTACGAGACCGCAACCACAGAGGCCTGCTGGTTTTGGAAAGCAAGAATGGCAAAGACCACAGCAACAACAGGTGAGACCTAGCCATAATTATAGACACGGAAGTATTATAATAGGTAGACCGTATGTACATCCGTATCAGTACAGGATGTATAGACCACCAGTAATTCAGCATTACTATTATGGACCTCCGGTTATTATTCAACCGCAACCCGTACCCGTTTATCCATCACCATTTACTGGTTTCTTTTTTCAATTTAGATTTTAAAACAAAAGGTTTAAGAATGACAGATTATATCAAGGAAGCAGATGATAAGTTTTACTTTGATGCTTATGGCTCTGAAGAAGAGCTAACAGAAGAAAATTTTTATGTGCCAACTGAGGCTGAGTATGAAGACTGGGAAGAAGAGACTGAAGAATGGGATATCTCTGAAGCCAAACCGGGACTTTGGGAAAATATTCGCAAGAAGAAAGAGCGAGAAGGCAAAAAGTATAAGCCAGCAAAAAAAGGAGACCCTGATCGTCCAGATCCGGAGTCTTGGAAGAAAGCACAGAATAGCTATAAGTATAAAGACCCTAAGACTGGACAAGTTTATGAATATGAGAGAAGAGGCGTCTATAAAAAAGACGGTAGAACCCTCATCCAAGCCGCAGAGTATCAAGGTAGAAAAGTCCAACTTGGTAAGCCTTTCAGAACTCCCGATGGCCCTAAGAAGAGATCAGTATACGTAAAAAACGACAAGGGCAATGTTGTTAAGGTCAACTTTGGAGACCCTAACATGAAAATTAAGAAGAGCGATCCGGGCAGACGCAAGAACTTTCGTGCTAGACACAATTGTGATAACCCCGGACCACGTTGGAAGGCAAGATACTGGTCTTGTAGGGCTTGGTGATTAATATGAAAAGAAGACAGTTTTTATCATCGTTAGCTGGAGTCTCTGCTTTGACGCAGACGTTAAAGGCTAACGAGCAGGAACTAAAGAAAAACGGTAAGTCGGCCATTCTCCTATGGATGGGAGGTGGCCCGTCTACCATGGATATCTGGGATCTAAAGCCGGACGCACCAACGGGAGGACCGTTTAAGCCAATTTCTACAACTGGTGACTTACAAATTAGTGAACACATGCCGCTGATGGCCAAGCAAATGCACAACATGGCCGTTGTTCGCAGCATGAGCACTCGTGAGGCTGATCACATGCGTGGTAGATATTACATGCACACCGGCTACGTCCCTAACCCAAGCATGGTTCATCCTAGCTATGGGTCGGTCTTATCTAAAGAACTGGAAAAGCCAGAGCTTATGATACCTCAATTCGTGTCTGTAAATGGCCCAAGTGCTGGTGCTGGATTCTTGGGTGCAGAGTATTCGCCGTTCGTTGTAAATAGTGACGGCAGAATTAGAAACCTAAATCTAAAGATAGACGACAGATTTTACCAAAGAGCGTACGCCTTAGATGTGATTGAAAGCAATTTCATAAACAGTAGCCGTGGATCGCTGGCGAAAGAACATCAGAAGGTACTAAGAAAAACTTTCAATGTTCTAACAAGCTCTGAGATGGACGCTATGAAAACAGAAGGCGAGCCTGAATCCGTTAAAGAAAGATACGGAGACAATAGCTTTGGCAAAGGATGCCTAATGGCTAGGCGTTTAGTAGAGGTTGGTGTGCCGTTTATAGAGGTTGGACTAGGCGGTTGGGATAACCACCAAAACATATTCCCAACATTAAGAGATACAAAGTTACCAATGCTAGATCAGGGTATGAGTGCATTAGTAGAGGATTTAGAGCAAAGAGGATTATTGGAGGATACAGCTATCATATGGATGGGCGAATTTAGTAGAACTCCACGTATTAATCAAAACGCTGGTCGAGATCACTGGGCAAGAAGCTGGAGTGTGGTCGTGGGCGGTGCTGGTATGAATGGCGGCATAGCTGTTGGTGCAACTAATAAAGATGGTACACGGGTGGAGACAGAACCTTATTCCTCCCAAGATGTCATGGCCTCAATTTGTAAGGCTCTTGGTATTTCGTTACAGACTACTTATACAAGTAATAGTGGACGACCTATGAAAATAGCTAACTCAGGAAAAGTAATTTCTGAACTATTTTCCTAACAGGTGTCAAAATGAATTTTTTTAGATGTGCAGCATATGTGCTGTTTGCGATTAGTTTATGCAATTTAGGTTTTAGTGCTTATATGTTTAGGGAGCTTAGAGAGCCAAACATAATTATTGCTCCAGATCCCGGAAATAGCATGAAGACCTTTCAAGAACATTCGATAATTAGAGACACGCAATTACTTCAAGGTATACTAATGACACATCATGACAGAGATATGCACAAACCCGGAGATCAAATGCTCTGTCCTCTTTGCGACGAATTCAGACAAAACTCAAAGTTGGTAAAAAATGAATAAATACATAACAGGTACGGACAAGGCTATACTCGACAAAATAAAAGAGTTGAGATATGGAAACGTAAAGAAAACCTTTAAGGTTCCGGAAGCAGTCACGATTGGTTGGGACAACGTTTTAGCAGACCCACCTTTCAATGATAGCGATACGACTAAGAAAGAGCTGGTCTACCTATCTGAACTAACCAAAAATTTAGGTAGCTCAGAAATAGACTTGATCAAAATGGTAGACAAAGATCCAAACCTACTGTATGAAAAGATATTAAATAAACACGGCTTAGAGTTTCCAGAAGATATATTTAAGAAATCTTGGAGGGTAATGTCTCCAGTTATTAAGAACTTGAAGTACAAATTTAACAGGGCTAGACCTTATCAGCTAGCACCTCTTTATAATATTGAAATAAAGGTGATTGAAACTAAAAGCCATAAAACTCCAGCGTATCCATCTGGTCACACGGCATACGCCGCACTAGGTGCGTACATTCTATCCGCTAAGTACCCTGAGTACTCGTCTGAATTCTTCTCTCAAGTGTCGTCTGCTGGAATGGCTAGAATGCTTCAGGGTGTCCACTATCCATCTGATAATGAAGCGTCTATGATAATTTCTGGTGCGATATGGGAAAATATTAGATACGACCTATTCCCAGAATTACGTAATTTCTAGATTTTTTGATTGACTTTTAGTAAGTCATAGACTATAATATAGTATCTTCACCAATAAAGCTGAGTTACGAGGTTCTCAGGCGAGGTGACGAAGAGCACAAAACCTCTTTTATATTGAGTTAAATGTTGAACAAGGATAGACGATGGACTGGTTTCCACTTTGCAATTACACACACTACTCCCTTCAAAAGGGATTCTCAAAGCCAAAGCAGTTGGCTAAGAAGTGCTCTGAAAACTACTACACGGCGTGTGGTATAGCTGACTATAAGTCTATATCAGGTGCTGTTTCTTTCTACCAAGCCTGCATAGCCAATAACATAAAACCAATTATTGGTTGTTCTTTTGATGGCTTTTCACTCTTTGCTAAAAACAAGGATGGCTGGTTCGACCTTATCGAGCTTATTTCGTCTCTTGACAACAAAGAAAGCATCGACCCCTCTAGCTTGCTGACTATAGCAAATCGTGGTAATATGATTTGCATCGCTAGTGACGAGTCGGTATCACCAATAAAAGGAGAAGACTTCTACGAAAAGTCAGAAGCTTTTATGGATATCTATTACACAGAAAAAGAACATGCAGAGCTTCATAGAGTTATCCTTTGTTCAAGCATGAAGACAACCCTGCCCAAGATTAGTAAAGAAATCAAAAGAGGCGACGGTGTTGATAATCAGCATTTTTTTGAGTCAAACGACTTTTACTTAAAGAATAAAACTGAAATAGGCGAGATCATAATTAATGATAACAAGCTAGATCAGTTCAAAGAAATATATGATAAATGCGAGAATTACGATATATTAAGCCAACCAATTCTGCCAAGGTTTGACACCCCTAACAATCAAACACAAAAAGAATATCTAAGGTCATTAGCGAGAGACGGGTGGACTAAACTGCTTGCACACAAGGTTAAAGATCCAGAGTTAAAGAAAGTGTATGGTGACAGATTTAGGCAAGAGTATGAAGTCATAGAGCAGGCCAACCTGTTTGGCTACTTCTTGATCGTATGGGATATATTAAACCATTGCCGAGGCCAAGGTTGGATGGTCGGACCGGGGAGAGGCTCTGCCGCAGGTTGCCTCATATCCTACCTGATCGGAATTACAGAGATTGATCCCATTGAGTATGATCTGCTGTTTGAAAGGTTTTACAACGCTGGTAGAAATACAGAAGATCACATCTCGTTACCAGATATCGACATGGACGTGCCGGGAGGGAAACGAGATGAAATTATCCAGTACCTAAAAGATAAATACGGCAACAACAATGTTAGTCAGATGCTTACATTTGGAAGACTACAAGGACGTAGTGCTCTTAAAGAGGTACTAAGGGTTAACTCTGCTTGTGGCTTTAGCGAGATGAACGAAATCACTAAATACATTCCAGACGAAGCAGCTATCTCAGACCAGCTAGCAGAAATGGACGAAGAAGATAGATCAATCATCAGATGGGCACTTATTAACCACCCAGATGATTTGAGAGATTATTGTTATGTTGGGGACGACGGTAGGCTCAACGGAGACTTCGCACAATATTTTCAGCAAGCGATTGATATTGAAGGTACATTCAAGACACAAGGAAAACATGCTGCCGGTGTTGTTATATCAGCAGATGATTTAAATAAAGTTTGCCCTATGGTTAACCCTAAAAGCGGAACAGAAAAGATCGCTGGCCTTGAAATGGCCGACCTAGAGGCTCTCGGACACGTTAAGTTTGATGTTTTAGGCATTAACCTTTTGGATAAACTAATGATGATTAAGGAGTTAGTATGAATCGTGACATTATAATGTTTGACTTTGAAACGGGTGGTCGTAACCCAATGAAATGTCAACCGACTCAAATTGCTGCAATAGCATTAGACGGCAGAAACTTTAAGCTAAAGGGAGAGTTTAACAGCATGATGCGTCCGATCATTGATGACGACGAGGCTATTGCTGCTGGCGTTGATCCAATTGAAGAGGGTGCGTTGAAAGTTACAGGGCAAACAAGATCCAAGCTCGCTAGAGCACCACTACCAAAAGGTGTCTGGAAAAAGTTCTGTGCGTTTGTGAACAAGTATAACTGGAAGGGTACGCCTTATTTTGCACCGATCCCTGCGGGTTTTAATATACTAGGGTATGACATGCACATCGTCAACAGACTTTGTAAAGAGTACGGCCCTTGGGACGATAAGCGGCAATCTCAGAAGCTCTTTCATCAGATATACAAAATTGACGTAATGGATGACGTATGGCTTTGGACGGAGGGCGACCCAAATGTCAAGTCTATTAGCATGGACAGCCTTAGAGAAAGAATGGGATTGTCTAGCGAGAACGCACACGACGCCCTTCAAGACGTTAAGGATACTGCTAACATCTTTATTAAACTACAAAAATCAAGACGTGCTGTATACCGTAATATGAAATTTGAAAAAGCTTTTGCTGATGGAAAACTGTTTGTATGATTGACTACAAGGACGAGAAAACTTGGAGCTTATTCAAGGAAGGTAGAACCAAAGGAGTGTTCCAACTAGAAAGCAATCTAGGAAGGAGCTGGTCTAAAAAACTACAGCCAGAAGATATAGAAGAGCTTGCTGCTTTAATAGCTTTAATTAGGCCGGGATGTCTAAAGGCTATTATCGACGGCAAATCTATGACTCAACACTTTGTGGACAGGAAGCACAAACTAGAAGAAGTTTCTTACCTGCATGAGTCGCTAGAAGAAATACTAAAGCCCACGTATGGCGTTCTAGTTTATCAAGAGCAATCTATGCGTATCGCTCAAAAGCTTGCAGGTTTCGATTTGAAGAAAGCTGACGACTTGCGTAAAGCGATTGGAAAGAAAAAGGCTGGTCTCATGGCTTCCATTAGGAGCGATTTTATTGAAGGCTGCAAAAAGCAACAGATAGTAGATGAAGATACGGCTTCAGAGATTTTTGGTTGGATTGAAAAGTCTTCTAGATATTCTTTCAACAAGTCTCACGCTGTTGCATACGCTTATGACTCTTACTGGTCGGCTTGGTACAAGGCTAATCACATCAACGAGTTCTTTCTGTCGTACCTATACTATGCGAATGAAAAGCAAGATCCTCACCAAGAAGTTTACGAGCTAGTAAATGAGGCGAAACTGTTTGACTTAGATGTAAAAGTACCAAAACTAAGCACGTTTTCTGACAAGTTCTCTATTGAAGACGACGGTATCTATTTTGGAATTAGAGACATAAAAGGCTTGACCGGCGTGACAGGGGAAAAAGTTACATTAGCAATAAAAGAAGTTAGCGAAGAAATAGGCAAAGAACCAAAAGATTGGTCATGGATGGATGTTTTAATTAATCTTTCTACAAGGATAAATTCTACTGCATTCAAAGCATTATCTTCTATAGGCTTCCTGTCTACGAAATCAACAGGTGTTACAAGAAACCAAGCGTTGTACGAGTACCTAATATTCAGAGAGCTAACAAAGGCTGAAACAACTTGGGTTCAAAAGAATTACGACAGCAAACGCTGGAACAAATTAATTGATTGCTTTGTAGATTTAGCACCGACTAAGAAGTTGGGTGGAGGAACTAGCAACGTTAATAGGATGCAGATAGTAACCGACGAGATAGAAATGTTAAAAAATCCTCCTTATAGCCTAGACGACGACCCCACTTGGATTATTGAGCAAGAAAATAAGTTTCTGGGATGCCCCATCTCTCTATCCAAAATTGACGCAGTAGATACATCAATCGCTAATACAACTTGTAAAGAAGTGCTGGACGGTAAAAGCGGGAAGGATATATGTATTGTAGCTAATATCCAACGTGTAGCAAACCACAAGATAAATAAAAAGAACAGCAAACAAAAGGGGAGAACAATGTCCTTCCTGACTATAGAGGACGCGACGTGCTGCCTAGACAGCGTTATTGTTTTCCCAGACACCAGAGATAAAAGTCAGTACATACTGTACGAAGGCAACAATCTCATGCTCTGTGGAGACGTAGAGAATGACGGCTCTTTTATAGTAGATAAAATTCACGAAATATAGGACTACCTACAAGAAATGTGTTGGACTTTTGTAGTTTGGCTGCTACTATGTAGGTATAACAAAATGGAGATATTATGAACAATTGTATGTTTACTGGGTATCTTTACCATGACCCAGAAATAGAAATTGACGAAGATACGGGTGCAGAGTATTGCGAGTTCACCCTGTATGTTCCCGAGTATTATAGGAACAAGAAGCGTGAGAAAAAGAGAATCTCTACCTATTTTAGATTCATAGCATGGGACAGCGGAGCAAGAACCATTGCAAAACTAGGCAAAAGCAACATGAAGATGACTATAAACGCATCAGCAAAGAATATGGAGCCTGAAGACGACACATTAATTACTTTTAGAGTCAATCAATTTGATTTTGGATGCTTGGACAAGGATTAAAATGAGAAAAAAACGGATACTATTCTGTAGTGAAGCTACATTTTTGAACACTGGATATGCAACTTACACAAGAGAGATCCTTAATTACTTATATAATACGGGTAAATATGAGATAGCTGAAATGGCTTCGTATGGGCAGAGGAATGATCCTAGAGCCGAGGAAATACCTTGGAAATATTACGGTGTAGTTCCAAACACGGAGTTTGAGCCAAAGGCGACAGAAGAGGAGATGCAGGCTTATCAACAAAGCGGAACATCTCAGTTTGGTGAGTGGATCTTTGAGCATGTATGCTTAGACTTTTTACCAGACATAGTGTGCGATATCAGAGACTTTTGGATGCTTGAGTTTGCAGAGAGATCTCCTTTTAGGGAGTATTTTAAATGGTGCATCATGCCCACTGTAGACGCAAGACCTCAAGCTAGACAATGGGTTGCCACCTATAAATCAGCCGATGCTTGCTTGACCTATTCTGATTGGGCTGGCGAAATCTTATCAGATCAGTCTAATGAAACAATCAACTACCTAGGTTCTGCACCACCATCAGCCCATCCAGCATATGGGCCTGTCGCAGACAGGAAAGCACACAAAGAATCTTTCGGGATAGATCCTGAGTACAAGATTATAGGAACAGTGATGCGTAACCAAAGACGTAAGCTGTACCCAGACTTGTTTAAGGCATTTAAAAAGTTCTTAGATCAGTCACAGGACAAGAAATATTATCTATATTGTCATACATCTTATCCAGACTTAGGCTGGGATATACCTGAATTGATACAGGAAAACGGCCTTTCTTCCCACGTTTTGTTTACCTATATTTGCCCAGAGACAAAGAACATATTTCCATCTCTGTTTCATGGTGCTGTAGCACAGTCTCCGTTCACCGGAAAGTGGGGATCAACACTGTCTAATGTTAAGAACGGTGCTTCCTATGAGCAGCTATCTTCTGTTATAAACCTGTTCGATCTTTATACTCAATATGCGAACTGTGAAGGTTTTGGGTTACCATACGTAGAAGCTGCGGCTTGTGGTGTTCCCGTCTGTGGCACAGATTATTCAGCAATGGAAAGTGAAATAAGAAAGCTGGAAGGTTTCCCCATTAAACCAAAAGCGTTGTATAAAGAATTAGAAACTGGATGCTTACGAGCAGTTCCGGATAACGATTTAGCGGCACAGTATTTCTTAGACTTCTTTTCTAAATCAGAAGAAGAAAGATTAGCCGAAGGAAAGAGGACTAGAGAAAACTTTGAGAAGCACTTCCAGTGGCACATGAGCGGCAAGAAATGGGAGGAGTACTTCGATAGTGTAAAGCTAGAGCCTGTAGAAAGAACTTGGGCGTCACAACCAAAGATACATAAACCTGTAGAAAAACCTCAAGACATACCAGATTCCCTTAATAGTAATAATATTGCCAGATGGCTTATCTTAAATGTTCTCGGAGATCCTTCAAAAATAAACACCTTTTTTGAGGCTAGACTCACAAGAGATCTTCTGTACAGATCCGCAACATCTTCCACCGGAGGCATGTACTTTAACGAGTCATCCGCAGCTTTTGACGGCATAAACCATAGGGTTGAGTTTAACTTTGACATAGCATACGACCAGATGGTAGGAATGTGTGAAAGAAAAAACTCTTGGGAACAAAAACGTATAGAGACGATGAAACATAGAGGGCTAATATAATGAAGGTACTATATATAGCACATTATAGAGAGTTCGGTGGTTGGTCGCAAGCTGCTACAGATCAAATGCTGGCTTTGGACAAGGCGGGTGTAGAAGTTGTTTGCAGAAACATTACACTAACTTCTGACAGACAAGACATAAACCCGAAGCTACTAGAATTTGAAAGAAGGGATTCATCTGGATGCGATTTTTGTATTCAGCATGTGCTGCCACACCATCTGGTAGGTACAGACGGCTTTAAAAAGAACATAGCGTTCTTAGAGGCGGAGACACTGAGCATAAAGCCACTAGCTTGGTTTGAAAACCTGAAGCAAATGGACGAGGTTTGGGTTGCCAACAAGCATTTAATGTACTCTTTGAACGATGACGGTCTTGGCGTACCAGTAAAGCTAGTACATCACGCAACAGACATATCAAAGTATAAAAAGAACTACAGAAAAATATCTGTTGAAAACGCTAATGATACGTTTACTTTTTACTATATTGGCGATTTGAACGATAGAAAGAACATAGGATGTATCTCGGCCTGTTTCCATAGCGAATTTGACAGGTCGGAAGATGTCTCGCTAATGATCAAGGTTAAAAAGTTTGGCCTAAATTCAGAGCAAATACAACAACTATTAGATGGGGTTTTGGTACAACAGAAGCAAGCGTTGCGAATGTACCCGACACCACAGGATTACAAAAGAGAAATAGTAATCACTTCCGAGGTTACTGAACAAGAACTCTACTCATTACATAATTTCTGCGATTGTTTTATTCTACCGTCTCATGGCGAGGCTTGGTCTATTCCGTCGCTAGATGCTGTCGGATTTGGAAACACTCCTATCTGTAGCAATTTTGGTGGGCCTGCGGAGTTTATAGATAAAGACAACAAAGACACCGGAACTCTAGTAGACGGTGTGTTCTCTTGTTGCAGATGTTCTGATTCTGCATTTCCAGACATGTTTACGGGTAGAGAATATTGGTTCCAACCGTGCGAAATGCAGCTTAGAAAAGCGATGAGACACTATTACGAGTCTTACAAGGCCGACCCAGAAGGGCATAAAAAACGTGCTAAAGAAGCTGGACTAAAAATGGTTGAACAATTTTCCTACGAGAATATTGGAAAAAGAATGTTGGAGGTTCTAAATGAGTCGTAAAACCCTTTCTATAATAAATAAGGCGTTGAATCCTAAAAAAGAGAAGTATAACATACTAACGTTTGATACTCACGAAAGATATCAATCTCAATTATGCAAGACTGGCCATAACTTCTATTCGTTTAGATATGACAACTGCAAAGAGTGGGATACTAGCTACGCACCAGTGCCGGAAAATCACTACATCCTTCCGGCTAACTCTGTGATAACAGGACTAGAATTTGATTTTATTCTCAGTCAAAGCAAGTTTGGGCAATTTCAGGTTGCACACCAGTTAGCGTCTACGTTTGACATACCAATTCTGTCACTAGAACACACACTGCCAATACCTAGCTGGCCAGAAGAACAATTAAAAGCATTCCGACAGATGGTTGGCCACGTTAATGTTTTTATATCAGAATACTCTGTTGGCAAATGGGACATGAACTGTATTGCAGATGTAATTCATCACTCAGTTGACACAGAAGTTTTTCAGCCGATAGAAGTACAGACTGAATCTGCCCCAGAAGTCCTGAGTGTCGTAAACGATTTTAAGAACAGAGACTACTGCTGCAACTATAGCGGTTGGGAGCGAGTAAGTGGCGAGTTTAACACCAAGTTAGTAGGCAATTGCTCTGAAGGACTTTCTAAGCCCGCTGAATCAATAGAAGACCTAGTTAATGAATATAACTCAGCTAAGGTCTTTCTCAATACTTCAACCATAAGCCCAGTCCCTACATCCTTATTGGAGGCAATGTCTTGTGGCTCTGCCGTTGTATCAACCGCAACATGTATGATACCAGAAATTATAGATAACGGAGTTAACGGCTTCATATCTAACGACGAAGAAGAGTTGAAGTCTTATATAAAGACACTACTTGAAGACGACGAGCTTAGAAGCAAAATGGGTGCTGTCGCAAGAGAAACTATAGTTAATAACTTCTCAGAAGAAAAATTTATAAATAATTGGAACAAGACTTTTGACAAAACTTACGGAGTTAAAAGATGAAAATACAAATCGCTAAAATGGGCGAACAGCCGATACAGGGATATACACACGTAGTCTGCTCGGACAACTATATAAACTTTATGGATGTATCTGATAATGAGTGTACTGAAATATTGGCTAGTGATATTCTAGATCATTTTGATATAGATAAGGTTAGAGACTGCTTAGTATCTTTGGTTGGAAAGTTAAGACTTGGCGGGAAACTGATTGTAGGAGGTAAGGATATTCGCTTGTTTTGCAAGAGCGTTATCAATGGTGCGATTAGCGACCAAGAAGCCTCCGTGGTTGTACAAAATGCCAACTCCATGCCCGTGCAGTCAGGAGTGATACAAGTTCTTAAATCTTTAGGACTAAGTGTTGAAAACACAAACAGTGGTGGTATACACTTCCAAGTAACAGCAAAGCGTGGCTAACATGGATTGTTCAAAATGTATATTTGCTGAAGTCAAACCTCCAGAAAACGACGGCATGTTCGGTCTTTGGCAGCACGGATGCGGTGCTGGAAGACTAAACAAACTAAAAGAGAGGCGAGAAGCCACACTCTTGGAGAAGTCCGATGAAGTAGAACAACATACATATTATGATCTCACCAGATTTTGTAACATGTACAGAACTGGAAAATGGAAAGAGAACGCAAAAGGTTGCTTGAAAACGAAAGCAGAAAAAGAAAGCCAACTAAAGTTTGGAATAGTCATTGATGCAGCAGATAAAACAGAAGAACAAATTAAAGAGACATTTAACTCATTGCTAGAGATAGAGTACCCCAAAGAGAAGTTCCAAATAACGTTGAGCATTCCCATAAAACACCTCCATACTCAAACGCTACTTAATGAGGTGGAGCGGGCAAGGGGGCAAGATATAGACTGTAATTTAGTAATGCACGTAAATCATGCAGACAAGAGGGAACAAGAAACAGAAATGTTTCAAACCATTATGTATGGAAGAAACAACTTCATCTGTAAGTTAGATGCTGGGAACAAAATAAAAAGTCATTTTCTCAATTTTATGGACATGGAAGTCAACGAGAATTTAAACAAAATATCCGTATTTGAAGATAAAGAAAACCAAGCAACCTTCTTCTCGTTTGGTGCTGTGAACTCTATGTATCCAGATTTCCTAGATTATGATTTAATGGCTAAAGAACTGACCACCATGTCAAAAGACCAAAGAAATTATAGGGAATATGAGAAGAAGAAATAGATTTATAACAAGCCCAACGGCTGAGAGCAAGGGGTGTGAGCTAGACTCATTCATATCTGTGGTTTTGTTCAGTGAAAATCACGGCTATAGAATGAAGTCCTACGGCCCAATATCCTTGATGAAAATCGAAGGTAAAACCCTTATTCAAAGGCAGGTTGAAGCTATAAAGGCTACGTTTAAAAACTTTGAAATTGTTTTATGTTCTGGCTTTGAAACACAAAAAACTGTAGAATTTGTAAAGTCGAATTTCGCAGACGTAAACATACGTGTAGTAGAAAATCAAATCCACTTTAATTCAAACTGCTGTGAAAGTGCTAGGCTCTGTTTGCACAACATAAACAACGATAGAATACTAATGTGCAATGGGGCGTTGCTTTTAAGCCCGGAGATACTAAGAAACATAGACTACAGCGTGTCCACGGTGCTGTGCCAGCAGAAGGATGACTACAAGAATTTTGACGTTGGAATAATAGAGAACGGTGGAATTTTAGAATCTATGGCGGTAGGAGTAAAGACAAAACTATGGAGTGAAGTTGCGTACTTCTCAAATAGGAAAGCTATAAGCTCTTTATACTCTATAGTCTCCAACGCAGAGTACAAAAACAGATTCCTGTTTGAAGCGATAAATGTAATGCTAAGAGATAACCGCTTATTTGTAAGAGAGAACACAGACTTTAGACCTATAAAAATACAGAATATCAAAACCCTTAAGAGACTCACAAAAATATGAAAACTTTAATACAAAACTATAGTTCGGTCCTATCAACAGAACCCATGTACCTACAGAGGTGTTTATCAGAATGTGGGGAAGAATCTATTCTTTGGAACGACCCCAACCAAAGTGCCTTTGACACATTCGACCACGTTGCTCCTGATGTATTTATTACCCATTATAAATTTCTAACCAATGATATAATAAAGTATCTTTCTGGCAGCAAAATTAAAATGGTTCTGAATATGACTGGGGCACCAAAAGAAGATTTTGAGACTATAGAATCTACCATAGAACAGTCTAAAATTGATGTACCCTTTGTCTTCACCAATCTGTACAGGGCCAACAAGAGCGTATCACCCAAGAAGCTGAGGCTTGAAGGCTTATACCCAGCCGCTGATATTTTTATCCCACGATTAGAAACTCCAAAATTTGAACTGGACACCTGTGTTATATCTATTGGGAAAAACGAGCTTGTAGACAAAGCGATCAATAATGAAGACAACTACCACCTAGTTTCTCTCAATACTTCTGACGAGTCTAAGTACGCAGACATGCTACTAGACGTAACGTCTTTAGTGAGTTTTTACGAAAAATATGACAAGGTTGTCTTGGCTGATGATGTAAATGTTGTAACATCCCAGCTACTATTTGATTGCCTACTTAGATGTAACAGTATAAAAATTAAAGTCCAAAAAGAGCAGCAGGAGATCCTCGATTCTATTCTGGCTGAAGTATTTGTTGAGGGTAAGGAACAGGGTTCTATATCAGACATCTTAAAATCACAAGTTAAGACAAAACACAACTGCTTCAAGCGTACAGCTAGGCTAGCAAGACTGCTAAAGAATTCTGATCTATCACTAAAAATGGAAAGGATAAGTGACTCACTATGAAAACTATAGTAACGGGCGGTGCGGGTTTTATAGGATCGCACATAGTAGACAGATTGATTGATTGTGGGCATGAAGTACTTGTTATAGACGACGAATCCGCAGATACACATGAGAACTTTTACTATAATCAAAAAGCAGAATACTCGTTTTACTCTGTTCAGGATCATTACAATATAAGACATCATTTTGAAGATGTGGATGTTGTATTTCACCTAGCCGCAGAGTCTCGTATACAGCCGTGTGTTCACAATCCGGTGATGGCAAACCTGACCAATGTAGTTGGCACTTGTAGCGTTCTACAGGCAGCTAAGGAGGCTGGCGTCAAAAGAGTGGTGTACTCCTCGACTTCAGCAGCATATGGAGTACTAAATCAGATACCTTTAAAAGAAAGTATGCCAAACGACTGCCTGAACCCTTACTCTGTTAGCAAGGTCGCTGGCGAGGAGCTATGTAGGATGTTCTACAAGCTGTATGGATTAGAGACCATAATTTTTAGATACTTCAACGTGTACGGAGAGCGACAACCAACGAAGGGTCAGTACGCACCAGTGATTGGTTTGTTCCAAAGACAGTTAGAAGAAGGACTTCCGCTAACGGTGGTTGGAGACGGACTGCAATCCAGAGACTTCACAAATGTCTCCGATGTCGTAGAAGCCAACCTAAAAGCAGCGTTTACAACAAACAACAAAGCTTTTGGTCAAGTCTTTAATATAGGGACGGGAGAAAACTACACTGTTATGGATCTTGTAAGAATTATATCTGGACAAGAAGATTTCTTTATAAATTTGCCAGAACGAGTTGGCGAGGCTAGGCATAGCAAGGCCGATAACAGCAAAGCTAAAGAAATACTTGGATGGGAACCAAAAGTAAACTTGGAGGAGTGGTTAAATGAATCTGCTGGTACAGTTTCCGACGCTAGCTAGACCTGAAAAATTTGTGCAGGTACTAGATAAGTATGTGACGACATGCAGTACATGGAACAAAATATTTTTCAATATAAATTGTGATGTTGATGATCAGTCCATGACCGATCCTTACATACAAGAACGAATAAAATATATTCTCAACAAAAGGCACGAAGTAGACGGCGTAATAAACTACGACAAAAATACGGACAAGATAAGTGCTATAAATTCAAACATGAGCAATAAAAGTTTTGATGTTGTAATTTGTGCATCAGACGACATGGTGCCAAAGCAATATAGCTGGGACCAAAAGATAGCAGAAGCCATGAAAAAGCACTTTCCGGGTCTAGACGGTTGCGTACACTTTGATGACGGGAACACCAAGGGTAAATTAATAACCTTCTCTATTCTCGGCAGAAAGCTTTACGAAGAATTTGGATACATTTACCATCCAGACTACAAGAGTCTTTATTGCGACGATGAGTTCACGCAGGCAGTTCGTGCTATGGGCAAAGAAAAGTATATTGACGAAATGATTATCAGTCACGAACACTACAGCGTAGAGGGTACAGAAAACCACGGAGATGCAGACTATGCGGCACAAAAGACTCTGCACTATTCTGGTAGAGATCAATTTGTTTTTAACAAAAGAAAAGAATTAGGATTCCCGAAGGAGAGGATTACAAATGACTAGCGACATGTATACTGACGGTCACGATCAGAAAAACTTTAACCTTCTAGCAAGCAGAGGGGTAATTTCGCTTGGAGATACGGTTGTTGATGTGGGTGCTTGTCAAGGTGTTTATACACACATGTTTTCAACTCTTTTGGGGGCAACTGGTAAGATACACGCAATAGAACTCTTCCCGCCCAATTTCGGATATTTGGAAATGAGGTTTGGTCACATAGAGAATATTGAATTTCACAATCTTGCCATCTCAGATAAAGACGGCGGTGCAGAGTCTATATACATAAGTGACGACAAGGTAGAGATGGTTGGAATAGTAGAAGCCAACGGCACAAAAATAGGAGAAGCGAAATCGGTCACTCTGGACACGCTACTAAAAGACGAAGGCGAAATATCGCTTGTTAAGATAGACGTAGAAGGTGCAGAGCTAAAAGTGCTACACGGAATGAAAGAAATTATAAAGAGAACGAAAGCGATTTTGATAGAGGTACATTTTGATGAAGTTTGGCCAGAAATAAGAAAGATTTTGATTGAAGATAATGGGTTTACTTGCTATAATGTAGAGAAGGAACAAACATTGGACATGGATAGTTCCAGACCGTACCAGTGCCTGTGTGTTAAGGAGTAATCATGAAGATAATAGCGTTTAGTCTTTGGGGCGAAAACCCTAAGTACACTGTCGGTGCAATTAAAAATGCCGAAATTGCAAAGGTTTTATTTCCAGAATGGACTTGTAGGTTTTATATAGGCCCAGACGTTCCACAATACGTTGTGCAGAAGCTGGGGCAGTTGGACTCTGAGTGCTGCCTAATGAACAGCAGTGGTTGGAACGGAATGTTTTGGAGATTTTTTGCAGCAGATTCTCACGATACAATGATTTCCAGAGATACAGACTCAAGGTTAGGCGAAAGAGAGAAGGCAGCAGTAGACGAATGGTTGAGTGGAGACAAAGACTTCCATATAATGCGTGACCACCCATACCACGCTACCGAAATTTTAGGCGGCATGTGGGGTGCTAGGAATGGAATCTTGAAGGGTATAAAGGACATGATTCATGATCACAATAACGGAGCGTATGATGATAAGTATCAAGTTGATCAAAACTTCTTAAGATACATGATTTACCCCGTAGTAAAGGACAAAGCAATGGTTCACGACGAGTTCTTTGAAAACAAGCCATTCCCCAAAAATGCACCCAAAAGAACAAACGAGTATTTTGTGGGCCAAGTTTACAACAATTTAGATGAACCGGAATTTAAATAATGAAGAATCTTTATATACATCACCACCTAGGGCTTGGCGATCACTTAGATTGCAACGGGATGGTTCGTTATATTCAGCAAAAGCAAGGAAGAAAAGTCTCGGTTTTCTCTAAGTCTAACTACTATCCTATGATAGAATATATGTACAGAGATACTGATAACATTGAAGTGATTGAAATAAGCAAGGATGACGAATACGGAGACGTTAGAAAGGTTGTTGCCGAAGACGACGGAGAGCTATTAGTTGTTGGGCATCAATTTTATCCCGGCAAAAGAGCAGAGCTAGAGCAAGACAAGAATTGCTGGGAGTTCTTCTACGAGCAGATTCAAATTCCATACGAAGTAAGATACAGTCATTTTCATGTGCAGAGAGACGAGAAAGAAGAACAAAGAGTATTCGACAAACTAAATCCACACAACGAACCCTTTATATTTATACATGAAGACGCTGCTCGTGGCTTTACATTAGACAGAAAACACTTCCTTGATGACACCCTCAAGACTGTGGAAAACGATGTAACAGAAAATATCTTCCACTTTACTAAAATTCTAGAGGAAGCACAAGAAATCCACTGCATGGAAAGCTCGTTTAAAACATTGATTGATTTTTATTGTAAGCAAGATAATATCTTTTATCACGACATAAGAGAAAGTCAACCTCTAGGTCAACACAGCTCCCCCAAATGGTCAGTAATAACATATGATTGAACTTATAAACTATAATTGGATGCCCACCGTAGCAGATCATTGTTGGGATGCAAGCCCGAATTTTTATGCGACTGCCGGTGTGAGCAGATTGCACAATCATCCAAAGCCAATGCCAGAAAATATCAGAGAGAATGACATTCTTTTTGTAAAGACAGATTACCTGTACGATGAGACTTTCCAGAAAGCATTTTTACCTAGAATAAAAAACAAGTTTACGCTGGTAACTGGAATATCTTCATACAACATTCAAGGCAAAGAGAGCGACATACTGAATAATGAAAACGTTAAGCACTGGTTCTGCACAAATCCTCCAGACATAGACTACAAAACGAAGATCGTACCTTTGCCAATAGGTTTTGAAGAGAAAGAGCGTGCAGGTGGAAATCAAGGCGTTCTTAACTGTGCTATGCTAAACGCTCCAAAATGGATCGACAAGTCAGACAAACTATACCTGCCCTACCACGACGTAGGGACTAATCCTAAGAGAGACGCACAGGTCAAGTTCTTATCGTCTTTGCCGTATGTGGAGGCAGAAACAGAAAGGCTTGACTTCGCAGATTACCTCAACAAGATGTCTAAGTACAAATACATCTTGTGCCTATCCGGTGCAGGTGACGACACTCACAGAAACTACGAAGTATTGCTTGTTGGCTCGACACCGGTGATGTTAACCACTCCGCTAAAAAGAGTGTTTGATTTCTACAACTTACCATCCGTATTCTTAAACGAATGGGCGGGTCTAGAGCAGATATACCAAAGCTGGATGTTAAAAAATAAATACTATTGGGATGTAACTGAATTTTTAAACGTAAACACTCATAAGGAAAGGATACTAAGCTATGCCAAGAATTGAGGTATCAGTAGGTGAACTTATAGACAAGATAACTATTTTAGAAATAAAACAGGAAAGGATTGCGGATGATGCAAAGCTTTCTCACGTAAATGCTGAACTGAGTATATTGAGAGCGACGGTAGAACAAGATAGCATCTCGGTTCCCGAAGAACTAGTACAAGAACTTAAGCAAATCAATACGGAGCTTTGGGACGCAGAAGACGTGATTAGAGCCTGCGAAAGAGACGAAGACTTTAGCGAAGCGTTTGTGGAGTGTGCTAGATTAGATGCAATTTTGAACGACAAAAGATTTCTAGCAAAGAACAAAATAAACGAATGCACAGAATCTTTAGTGAAGGAGCAGAAGTCTTATGAGGGACTTTATACCGCAAATTGAGCCTTGGATTGATCATCTTGAACTAAATCATTTGAAAGAAGTTATAGATAGCACGTATGTAACAGAACACAAGATGACTGAGAAGTTTGAGAGTCTTATCACAGACTTAACTAACTCTGACTATGCGGTGTCCACCACTAATGGGACAGCCGCTTTGTTTTGTTGCCTTAAAGCTCTAGACATAGGTCCGGGCGACGAAGTGATAGTTCCTAATATAACCTTTGTAGCCTCGTCTAACGCCGTAATAATGACTGGTGCCACACCTGTATTTTGCGAGATCAATGACAAGAACTTTTGCATAGATGTTGATAAAATAGAAGATGTCATAACAGATAAGACTAAAGCAATTATGCCAGTACACTTGTATGGACAAAGCTGTGACATGGATTCTATCTTAGATATAGCACTAAGAAATAATCTTTTTGTCGTAGAAGATGCGGCACAAGGCGTTGGAGTTAGATATGATCGCAAGCATACCGGAACGTTTGGCCACTTGGGTGTTCTTTCGTTTTATGGTAACAAGACAATCACCTGTGGCGAAGGCGGTATAGTCCTTACAAACTCTAAGGAATTGAGAGACAAAGTTTATCGACTTAAAAATCACGGCAGGATGAAGAAAGGACAGTTCGTACACGAGGAGATAGGTTACAACTTTGCATTTACAGAGATGCAGGCTGCTATTGGTGTATCGCAACTTAAAAAGCTATCAGCAATAAAAGATAAGAAAAAAAGAATCTATGATAGATATATGCAGTCTCTAGAGCCTGTATTTGAACACCTTAAGCCGATTTGGGTTGACCCCAAGTGTGACCCAGTTTGGTGGTTCACATCGTTTTTGACGCAAGAAAGAAAAGCCTTAGAGAAATATCTACTATCCTTTGGAATACAAACCAGAAAGTTCTTTTGCCCGTTGCATATGCAGCCCTGTTACGACCATATGGAATTTGACAGATCTAAATTTAAGTTGAGTGAAGATATTTATAATCAAGGCATATCGTTGCCATCAGCATACAATCTCACTATAGAAGAACAGCAGCACATCATAGAAAAGATATTGGAATTTTATAAATGATACCTTTAGTTAAAAATACTATATCAGACAGAGAAATAGACCTTCTTGCCGACTGGTTGCGTGGATACCCTAGACTAACCAAAGGGGAGTTGACGATACAGTTTGAGGATAAGTGGTCTGAACTGATTGGATGTAAGCACTCTGTGTTTGTCAATTCAGGATCATCTGCGAACCTACTGATGCTATATTCTCTAATTGAATCTGGCAAGATAAGTATAGGAGACAAGGTTGTAGTTCCGGCTGTTTCTTGGGCAACGGACTTAGCACCTGTCTGTCAGCTAGGTCTAGAACCCGTATTATGCGATTGTAATCTACAAGACCTGTCGGTTGATTTAGAGTACCTAGAGGGCTTACTAAAGAACAACGACATTAAGGTTTTAATTCTTGTGTCTGTGTTGGGCCTTGTCCCTGAAATGGACAAAGTCCAAAAACTCTGTGATAGCTACGATGTAATATTGCTGGAAGACACTTGTGAGTCCATAGGTTCTAGCTACAATGGGCAGAACTTGGGGACGTTTGGTTTGATGTCATCATTCTCTACCTACTTCGGCCATCACTTTTCTACAATAGAAGGTGGAGTGGTCTGCACAAACGATGACGACACATATAACGTGTTGAAGTCTCTAAGAAGTCATGGCTGGGACAGAGATACAGACCCATACTACAAGAATAAGCTTAGAAAAGACTACTTTGTATCTGATGATTTTGATTCGCTATACAAGTTTTATATGATGGGCTTTAACTTGAGATCAACAGACTTAAACGCTTTCTTGGGCCTAAATCAATTAGACAGCTTTGACAGCGTTATTGAAAAGAGAAATAGTAACTATAACCTATATCACGAACTAATAACTTGTGCAGATTGGAAGCCTCACGAATCCTCTCAAGAAAGATTTGTATCTAACTTTGCTTATCCAATGATTTCTAGAAATAGACACAAAATAGTAGATAAGCTCACCACAAATGAGGTAGTAACTAGGCCATTGATATGCGGCTCTCTTGGCAAACAGCCGTTTTGGACAAAGAGATACGGAGTCAAGCACCTACCAAACGCTGATATAGTAAACGATTGTGGCTTTTACCTGCCAAATAACACAGACATAACAGAAGAAGAAATTAGATTTGTATGCTCGCTAGTGGAGGACGCATAATGATTAATGTTTCACAAAAAGATAATCCCGACCTTTACTTTGACTACAGGTTGGGTCTTAACCTGCTGCAAAATATAAAAGATGAAGACTACGAATATCCAGAAGACATCGTAGACTTTCATATTTACACAGAAGTCAAAACAGACAAAGAGCTTGAATGTGTTAAGTCCTTCTTGGCTACACAAAACTTAGATCACACCAATCTTATAATTTGGTCAGACTACAACATAGAGGATAATGAGCTTATTCAGCCATACAAAGACTGTCTAGACCTACGAGTGTATAACGCTAGGGAAGAAGCGGTGGGAACACCTATGGAGCACGAACACACTATGTTAGACGCTTCCGACAGCAAGTACTACCTCAAGTCTGACCTCTTTAGATTAATGATGCTACATAAGTATGGAGGCGTTTGGGCAGACATGGATATTGTATTCTTAAGAGATTTTAAATCCATCTTGGATCAAGAATACATGTATCAGTGGGGTGGAGACACAGACTTTGCTAACCTTGGTGCCTGTGCGACAATGCTGGCTATGAAAAAACAAAGTGAATTTTCTCACAGAATGCTAGACGTTGTAAAGACCATGCCCGCTCTAGGCGATACAACAGTTTGGGGTAAGGATACATTTGCCAAACTTTGGAGAGAGTGGCCCAACTTTACCATTTTCCCCTCTACATTCTTTAACACAGAGTGGTTGATTAGCAAGGTAGACAGACAGCTCAGTGAAGACGTGGAGAATGACTGGTTCTACAACAAAAAGGACACAGCAAAAGACCATCTCTTCTTAGAAGCGTTTACTTGGCATTGGCATAATTCTTCTAAGAAAACGTTTCCAATAGAAGAAGGCTCTAAGTTTGATCTTCTAAGAAAAAGAACCGACAAGTTGCTGAAAGAGAAGGGTATTCTTTGATGAAGACATCTGTAGTAATACCTGCTACTAACGGCAATTTTGGGTATCTGAACTGCATACTTAGACACTATGAAGACGGTGTTGAGATTCCCGACGAGGTTGTCATATCAATCTCCAATGCACACAAGTTGGAGTCATCTGACATTGATTGGCTTGAAGATAAATTTAAAGACGCCTTTGAGTTGAAGATTATACGGCACTCCTGCACTATGATCCAAGGTCCAAACAGAGATTCTGTAACCAAGTCTGCCACGGGAGACATTATAATCTCTAACGATGCGGACGATATACCGCACCCACAAAGAGTACAAATAATTAAAAAGCTGTTTGCAGAGAATGACATAATGCAGCTTAATCATGGATACCAGACAAAGAAAAGTTTTCAGTTCGTGCAGGACATGGAAATTGTGTCATGCGAAAGGGTATTTAACCACCACTTTCCAAACTGTGACCCCAACTTAAAAGACAGGCCAAATCCTCATGACCTTGGTTTCCACGCACCGTACGGAGGTAATCTACCTTGGACTATTCACGCTGGCAACGTTGCGTTTTCCAAAGCCGTATTTGATGTCATGTCTTGGAGGCACACGGAAGAAATAGCTTGGGACTATGATTTCTGCATGGATGTGCTATACCACTTTAAAAAATCAATGATTATAGACGCTCCGCTTCTATGGTACAATCTATTAGATACAAGAAGAAACTACGCTAATCCTAAAGATTTAGGCGAACTTTACAAGGAATAAACATGAAAGATACATATCAATTAAAGGCGATCAACGTAAAAGATCTAGACGTTCTTGAGACTAAAGAGTCTGATAAGAACACGGTGTCTATATGTAAACACAAGAAGACTGGCAAAATCATCATACATAGATATGCCAGCAGAGGGAAAATCAATAACTTCATTGAAAATTATGAGTTTATTGATAAGGATTACAATAGTACGCTCCGGCCTCTAGATATGGAAAAAGCCAAAGAAATAATGAAAAGACTTGAGGACGGCACTCCATATTCAAGCATCTATATTTTTTATGAAGATGTTTCGATGGTTACTGAGGATACTATGCCAGAAAAGTCAGAACAAGAGCATAAATATACATCGACAGGAATTAAGTTCTGGAGACATCAAGAGAGCATGATGAGCTACAAAAATGGAGAAGGAAACTCTGTTGTTTGTACGCATATCTCACCAGAAGGAGCGTGTAATCTTAAATGTCCATACTGTTCTGTCACATATAGAGATACTCACTCTAGGATTGAACTAGATGTTATAAAAGACTACGTAACCAAACTTAAATCTAGAGGCTTAAAGGCTGTTATACTAACAGGAGGAGGCGAACCCACTTCCTACAAAAAATTTAATGAGCTTGTTCAATGGCTCAAGTATGACCAAGAACTTTCCGTCGCTTTGATTACTAATGGCACGCTCGCCAAAAGAATTAAACCTGAAACTTGGGCGGCGTTCTCTTGGGTCAGAGTTAGTATTAATTTGTTCCACGATTGGGAAAATAGAATTGGCGATAATTTTGAAGTTGAGCATCTTGACCCAGAGTGCGTTGTTGGCTGTTCTATGGTGTACACGGTGGAGCATGAGTCTACAAATGAAATAATGACTGACAGAATTAAAATGTTTGAAAAGGTTAGTAAGATAGCAGATAGACTTGGGGCTAAATACATTAGGCTCTTACCGAACTGCCTACTAGAGCAGAAGCATTTGCTTGCACAACATAGATCTCTAGACAACACCTTGGCACAACTAGATGATGACAGGTTTTTTCATCAATATAAAATACACGGTGCTCCAAACAGCAGTGTTTGTCATCAGGCATACTTTAGGCCGTATCTTAGTGAAGAACCAAATCATGAGACGGGTAGACCCGGAACCGTATACCCATGTGATAGTGTAGTTCTTAACGATGGGTATGAACACTTCGCTAAAGAATATCAGCTTTGTGCCCCAGAAGACATACTTGATTTCTTAGACGGAAAGATTAAAGCAAAATTTGACCCTAGAGAAAGATGTAAAGGATGTGTGTTTACAGAGAATGTAGACATGTTAGATAGATTTAAAAATAATAAGCTAGAGTTGTTTGATCAATTTCAGCTACCATTGATGCATGAGGAATTTGTTTAATGAATAAATATAATGAGGACTACTACGAAAACGGTGTACAGCTAGGAATTAGCGGATACGCAAACTATAGATGGATGCCAGACTTAACGATACCGATGGCAGAAAGAATGGTAGAATATCTATCTATAAAAAAGACAAATAAAGTCTTAGACTTTGGTTGTGCCAAAGGATACCTAGTAAAGGCTTTTAGCGAACTTGGCTATGACTGTGAAGGCACAGATGTTAGCACTTATGCACTGAACAAAGCACCGTCAGAGATTAGAAGTAAGCTTTTTGAATACAGCGACAATAATCTTTTTGGTAGATTCTACGACACAGTAATCGCTAAGGATGTGTTTGAGCATATTGAGCCGTTTGATTTGATGGATATATTGATAAAACTGCAAGAACACAGCGACAGGCTGTTTGCGGTAGTTCCTCTTGGTGACGGCAGTAAGTACATAGTACCTGAGTATGAAAGCGACATCACGCACGTTATTAGACAGCCCAAAGAATGGTGGACAGACTTCTACGAAAAAGCGGGATACAAAGTTCAGTTTTTCTCGTACTTGATGGATGGTCTTAAAGATAACTGGTCACACTACCCTAAAGGAAATGGATTCTTTATTTTATCATGCTAATTTTAATTATACAAGAAAACGGTAGGCACGACGGCAATAGAGATTTTAGAGAATGCTTTTGTGCTAAAAGAGCGTTTGAGCATCATGGTCACGCCGTAAAGGTCTGGGGATTGGGTCATGAAAATTACGAACAAGAACCAGACTACTCTACCTACGACCTGATCATAAATCTAGAAAACTATGATGAGACAGGCTGGGTTCCTAGCCTCGCCAAGGTACAAACAAAGAAGTTTTTATGGTCTATAGATGCACACGTAAAAGGCATTGATACATACCTAAAAACCGCAAACGAGGGTAACTACGACCTTATACTGCAAGCTACTCCAGAGTTTGTTACGCAAGGGTCTGTTTGGTTGCCAAATTGTTATGACGACGAAGTTATCAAGCCTATGGGCATAGAAAAGGAACACGGAATTGGATTCTGTGGAAATCTAGTGAATAGGGGACAGCTTATTAACTTACTACAAAAAGAAGTAAATCTTAAGCTAGACGAATTTGTTATCGGCCAAGATATGGTCAAAGCTATAAACTCCTATAAGGTTCACTGGAACGCAAATATAGGTATAGATATCAACTACAGAAATTTTGAGACTTTGGGTTGTGGTACGTGCCTACTAACTAGTCACAGTAACCATTATGAGTCTCTGGGGATGGTAGACGGAAAGAACTGTCTTGTCTACAGAAATGTAGAGGAAATGCTTGAAAAAGCTAGATTTTGCTTGGATAATGACGGTTTTAGGACTACTATATCTAATAACGGTCTTGTCTTAGCCGAAGAACACACGTACAAAAAAAGAATTTCTTATATACTACAACTTTTAGAAGGAGAACGAAGATGAAAGAACTAATCGACTTTTTGGTCAATCACGTAGCAGCCAATGGCCCAGTAAAGGCTTTGGTTAGCGGAGGGTCTATTGACGCCGTTGACGGCGTAACCCAAGTAACAAAAGGTGAAGCCGACGTTTACGTGGTTTTACAGCCCACCCCTATCGACGCAGCGATTGTAGACGCAACACCTGTCGTGGTGTATGTCTCGGATGGGAAGCTTAATATGCGACCAAATTCACAGCCTGAAGCTGTGATGGGCAAAAAGCCTCACGGTCAGAACATTCTGTCTGAACAGGTTGTTGTTTATTCAACATCAGACATCGTAAAGCCAGAGCCAGAACCTGAGATAAGATCAACTCTACCACCAGAAGACGTTGGAGTGGCTTTTTCTATCAGCGGAGAGGACTCAACAACTACTCCGGGACCGGAAGAAGAGAGCGACGACAATAACGATGTTTCAGGGATGGTGTGGTAAGCATGAAAGTATTAATAACTGGTGGAACAGGTTTTTTAGGTAGAAGCCTGACTCAACACCTAAATAACCTAGAATATGAGGTTTACTCTGTAGGCTCCAAACATTGGGATCTTAGGAGTCAACATGTTTGTGATACTCTATTGACACAGGTTGCACCAGATGTTATAGTTCATGCCGCTGGAAGTGTTGGGGGTATAGGAGCCAATCAAGAGAATCCCGGTAAGTTTATGTATGATAATCTTATTATGGGTGCTAATATGATTGAGCTATCTAGACAACACGAAATTGATAAGTTTGTTCTTCTTGGTACTGTGTGTGCGTACCCCAAGCACACGCCCGTGCCATTCACAGAAAATGAGTTATGGAATGGCTACCCAGAAGAAACAAATGCCCCATACGGTATAGCAAAAAAAGCTCTTATGAAACTTCTGGAAACATATAAAGAGCAATACGATATGAACAGTGCCTGTTTGATTCCAGTAAACATGTACGGGCCTCATGATCATTTTAATTTAACTACAAGCCATGTTATACCAGCCCTAATTTTAAAGTTTTATAATGCTATGAAGAATGCGGAGCGGAGTGTTACACTTTGGGGGACAGGAACTGTCTCTAGAGAGTTTTTGTATGCTCCAGATTGTTGCGAAGCTATTGCTTTAGCAATTCAAAAAGACGTTGGTCCAGAGCCTATAAACATCGGTACTGGAAAAGAGATAACCGTCGCAGATCTAGCTAAAGAAATTGCAGAACAAATGGGATATGAAGGAGAAATAATTTATGATCCATCTAGACCAGACGGTCAACCCAGAAGATGTTTAGACACTCAAAGAGCTAAAGATAGATTGGGCTTTGAGGCAAAGACAGACCTGCAAACAGGTCTTAAACAAACTATAGAATGGTTCTTAGTCGCAGACGAAGAGGGAGAAGACGGATGAATTTAGGATTTTACATACATCAAACTTCGGACACAAAATTAAACTCCGATATATACCAATTATTAAATAGTGCTATTGAAGATAACTTAGTAGATGACGCATCCTTATTTTATAATGAGATAGACTATAATCCAAACATAAAGAAGTTTGGCAGTTTTAACTCTACCGACCTGTGGTCGTTTACTGGGACTTTAGTTGTCACATCTTTGACTTCTCTACCATTAGCTGAAAGCGTCGTTAATAGAATAAAACTTATTTATATGTACTGTAAAGATGAGATTGCTAGTGGCGATCTAAACGAACTAATGCGACTACTTTCAATAGACCCGTCTATGACTGTTGTAGCAAAAAGCGAGGAAGATAAAAAGGAATTTTACAGAGTAACAAAAAAAGAAATACCTGCAATTAAAAACTTTAATGCAGAGGAAATTTTAAAGGTGTAACATGAAAGATTTCGATAAAAAAGTTGTTCAGATGTATAATGACGAAAACAAGAGTACCTATGAAATAGCTAAAGTTCTAGAAACATATCCAAACAAGATACGTAGGACTTTGATAAAGAACGGATACAGCCTTAAGGACAAGAGCGAAGCACAAAAGACAGCCTTAGCTGAAGGTAGAAGCTCCCACCCAACAAAGGGTAGGAAAAGATCTAGGCAAGAAAAGATAAAGATCAGCAGTAGCCTAGTTGACTACTGGAATGACATGACCGAGAAAGAGAAAAAGCGTAGATCTAAAATAGCTAAGAATAACTGGAAGAAAATGTCCGCTGAACAAAAAGAAACAATGCGTTCAAAGGGTATCGCAGCTATACAATTAGCAGCCACAAACGGATCTAAACTAGAACAGTTTATACAATCCAAACTGCACGAAGCTGGATTTTCCGTAAGAATGCATCAGGTGATAATTCCGGCAGAAAATTTAGAAATAGACTTGTACATTCCAGAATTAAAGACTATAATAGAGGTAGATGGTCCGTCTCATTTCTATCCGATATGGGGAGATGACAAACTACAGAAGCAAATAAATGCCGACCTTCGTAAAAGCGGTACGCTTCTTAGTAAGGGCTATGTTGTGATACGTGTCAAGTCTCTTGGGCAAGAATCTTTAGCTAAGAGAGAAAGCTTGGCAGAAGTAGTAACCGAGTATTTGAATAGTATTAAAAGTAAATTTCCACCAAGATCAAAACGTTTTATAGAGGTTGAATAATGATTGAAATGAAGGAAAGAGATTTGTTTGAGGATATTGAGTTGCAAACACCAATGAACACAGATACTACAGTAAAGGATGTTATTATGGAAGAGGGAGCACCGAGTATAACGTCTCCAGAATGGAACGATTACATACTTGAGCTTTTTGCCGATAACGAACTCTTTGACGGTAGGCCAACATGTGCAGGTCTAAGAAGAGTTTCTGAACTGGTCTTGGGCCAAATCGTATCTAGTAAACCAACACAAGTCTTCCCTCCTAGTAGCGGAGACGAAGTTGGTAGAGCTACTGTGGTCTGGGAAGTAGTATTTGCAGATGGCTCTGTATTCTCTGACGTAGCAGATAGCTGGGAGGGCAACACAGACGACATGTTCTGCGTGTTTAACACCGCCACGGCAGCTACCCGTGCGGAGGGTAGGGCTTTAAGAAAAGCTCTTAGATTGCGAACTGTGGCCGCTGAAGAGATGACAAAGAAAGACACGGCTAGTATTGTTAAGAGTATTAGTCAAACAAAGCGAGTAGAAACAGAAGGCGAGTATGATGATTCCTACAGGATGAGTGATGCTCAAGCAAACTTTATCGACTCAAAGTGTAAACAATTAAATCTTAACGTAGCAGAATTTTTCAATGAGGTATTCGATTTAAATGTAAAGAGAAAGATTGACAAGCGTCAAGCAAGTGACGCAATCAAAAAGCTAAATGATTATCAACAAGATAAAAGTTTGATTCCTGATTCTATCACCGCTTTTGTAGCAGAATGGAGAAATTAATGAAAGTTACTTATCAAACCAAAAACGGCAAGCTTAGTGTCGAGCTTGAGGGCGATGCACAGCGAGACATCTTTGCTGAGATTGCTAAATTCCAAGAGGTTTTCGAGGAAGACACATGTGGAAAGTGCGGATCTACCAACATTAAATTTGTTGTTAGAAACGTGGATGAAAACTTGTACTACGAATTGCGTTGTGCAGACTGTGGTGCAAGACTATCGTTTGGATCTATGAAGAAGGGTGGCGGCTTGTTCCCTAAACGTAAGGATAGCGAAGGGAATTGGCTACCTGACCGTGGATGGGTTAAGTGGAACCCTAAGACTGAGAAAAACGAATAGTTACTTAGCCAACTAAAGTTGAGTTTACTAGTTCTCAAACGATGGCTAAGAACATACAAAACTAGAAAAGGGGTGGCGTAAGCCACCCCTCTCTTTAATCATTAACGATAAGTTTCTGGTCTTAATCTAGGTTAAAGGAAAGCCAAACCAGACTATAGCCTCCTGTTTAGGGGGCTATTTTTATAGGTACTCTAAAGTAAAATAAAGACCGTACTGAGTTTTGCTACCAATACTATCTGGTGAGGCACTGATTGCCAAAAACCAGTCATGTCTGGTACTTTGATGTGCCGTACCCTGATTAGTTAGCCAGTTTATGCTACCATCAGCAAGGCCGGAAGGTAAAGTATCTGCGGCTGAGGTATTAAGACCGCTCATTCCGGGGGATGCGGTAAAATCTAGGTCGGACATCGCTTCTGCTGGATCAAATTCAGTCCATGCATAATTAGTGACGCCTCTCATGGCCAAGGTTCCGCTTTGCCCGTTGTGAGCCTCGTTTGGCTGAGGATGGCGGCACTCGAATACTTTTGTGCTCACCCCACTCGCCTGTTTGGAAATATCGTTACGATCAAAAATACGCATTTTACAATTCTGAACTCTAACGGCTTCAGAGTGTGTAAATCTTATATTAAGAGGTGCGTAGTAGTTTGGCATACCTGATAGACCAATAGTGCTACCGCCATTGGCTGAAACACCGCTGTTTGGTATTGAATCAGAAGACACCCATTTGGTATTTTTGCATCTAATTCCGCTAGCGGTTCCGTCGCCATTGGTTACATATGTTGTATCTTGATACTGACCTACTGGTACGGAGATACCAAAACCTCCGCCAAAAAACCCTATACCAGAGCCAGACGTATGTTTAATCTCAGTGGAGGTTCCTCCACCAGCTATGCTTGTCTCGTTAGCATAGAATTTAATTTCAGCCATTATTTAAACCCTCCTTATAGAAGTTCATAATATTATACACGAAAAGTAGTTAAATTTAAAATTAATTTGTGGTTATTGTCAGGTCTATGTAGTTCTCCTCGTTAGGATATCTGGATACATTTCCCCTCCAGTCTCCTAGCATAAATGTGTGTGAGATATCGTTGTGGAAGTGGAAAAACAAGTCATATTTGTTGTTATCTGATTTTTCACTTATCTCAACATCTACCTCTTGTTGACCCTCTTCTAGTCCAAATGGGCCATCTGTCGATTCAGATTCTGCATTTGAAGCTATAGAAAGTCTGTTATATTCTTGATTTGTTGCTAACTTAGGCTTTTCATCAATTACAAACTGATATTCTACCTCTGCCCTGACTATGGCTAAGTTAAAGCTTTTACCAAGCTCAGTTGGCTGAGAGCCGCCTGCATGTACAGAAACGCCCACGCTTGTGTTAGATATAGGTCTTCCGCTTTCAACGACAGTAAATCCAGTGTAAGAGAAGTCATAACCTTTGCTCACGACCTTAAACCCTTGGATTCTACCAAGACCATCTACCATAGTGACTTCCATTAGGAATTCAGCCCCTATTCTGTCAGAAACAACAAACGTATCTTTTTCTTTATAACCCTCTGTTCCGGGATGCTTAACAATCATTAAAACATCTTCGTTTTTCGTAAGAGGGTCAAAGGTTCTATTTCTCTCTCCTTCTGGCTTGCTTGGGTCATGGAAAGCCTTTGGCACACCAATTTTATATTCCACGAGGGTTCCGTTCTCATCTATTACGGTTGTGGCACCCTCCCAAACGATTGCGTACCCTCCATTCGCATAGATAAACTCTTCGTCATCAGCATTGACCCCATCAGAATAATCTGGTAAGGTAACTATTGTCTGAGGTATAACGGCCTGCTTTACTGTGGCTATGTAGGGAAGTAGCTTGCCTCTTCTGCTAGTGTCTATCTTCCACTTAGTCTTTGGCATAAACTCAACAACATCTGAAAAGTCAGTGTCGTCCAAGATTTTCGCCCTTGTTCCATAGACCTTGCTTTGTAACGGTAGCTCAAACGGAACATTAACTACGGGGTCGTCATTGGGCAGGATAGATTTAGCTGTGGGGATTCTACTGTCAATCAAGTACTTAGGCTGATCTATTTCGTAGATGTAGCTTTTCGTCCCACCAGTTGTACTAGCTGGATCTTTTTGCGTCATCTTTTCTTGCACTTTATCCACAACATAGTTATTAGAAGAATCTTTTTCATCAATTATACCAGCATTAAAGTGATGAACAACAAAATATCTAGGATCATAAATTGTATTCTCTCTAGGGTGCTGATGATATATTTTAACGAATAAGTTTGTTGTATTGAGATCTCTATAGAGATTGCCTTTGCCCCATCCGGGATACTGAGTGATATTTCCGATGCCAGCACTAGCAGCCCAACTCCAACATCCCAACCTGTTCTGTGAGTAGAATCTTATGTTTGAATTGGCAGTCGCTGTTGCTACAGCACCTATAACGCCCACACCTCCTGCTGGCTCATAACTAGAACCGACCCAGATGGGCAGCGTGCCCTCTTGAGCTTGCTCCTCGGTCACATTACCATGGCCCCACTCGTTTTTATCTCTACCCCAGCTATCTTCACGAAATCTTCCGGTGCTATTTCCTGCACTAAAGCCTGCTTTGGGAGACACTACGTATGGAGCGACATATGTGGACAATCCGGGACCTACTTTGGGAACTTCAAAACCTCTGGGATCGTCTGCGGGTCTGGCTGGAATATCAATATTATAGCATAAACCCCAATGGCTATTATAAAGGGAGTATATGTTACCCATATATGTGGACAAATTACCCACACCTATTCCGGGTACTGTTGTAGCTTGATTAAACATATACCCATAGAAATAGGCGTCTATATTATATTCTCTATCACGGGAGATATTGGAAGCGGCTCTCTTTCTGGTGCCCATTCTTTGTGCTATAGATTGTTGGAAAACCTGCCTACCGTTAGCAATAGCTGCGGCGTCATACTCTTTTTGTCCAAACTGTGCATACGCTTCAGCTTTCAATGGCCTAAACATTATTCTGTTTGGGACTCTTGGTTTAAAGTCAAAAGCACTACTTAACATAAAGTTTGGCTCAAAGACATCTGCATCTACTGGCTTTTTATATAACCAATTTTGACCAAAAGTAAAATACGCTCTTACCTGTTTTTCGGTTCCTTGAGCGTTGAAATTAGTAGTATAAATTTCAGCCAAGTTATGGAGGCTTTTTATCGGCTGTCCATTTTTACCTGAAGGAGCGGCGTTTAATGCTATGTCTGCCGGTAGTTGAGAGAGACTAGTATCTTCGTCTGTAAACATGGGAACTAGGTTGTTTTCTTCGTCCCTAAATCCCTCAAAGTAATCAAGACGACCAGATCCATTATTAAAAGGTAGGGTGTCTGCCGGTATACCGTCTCCAAAATACTTCATCTCAATCGTTCCATTATCTTTTGTCGTGAAATTCGCTATTGGTTGCCAACCAGATCCTCCCCCCACATTTCCACTTAATGCTATGGTTGGTGTTGCAACATAGTTCCTAGCACTTCTATAATCTGCCACGTCTTCAGCACTGTATCCATCTGGAAATATGCAACCAAAGAACGGGCCGGTTGCCGCACCATTAAAATCTGTCTCTACAGTCTCTCCGTTTGGCCCCTCTACAGGATTTGTTATACCAAGCCCCATCTTGTCTCCGGCATCTCTAGTTCCGGCGAGAGCTTTATCCATAAAATCAAACGAAGACATTTGGTGGTATCCGCCCGGAATCAAATTCTCCATCTTGAAGGTATTGCTTCGATATAATTTTATACCGCTATTGAGATTGTCGCCATCATAGTACTTTTTATGAAAAGCAGCCGCCACGTCAAATGAGTCAATTCTTTTAAATCCACTATCTCTAAAATAATGAACAAAGTTAGTTGCAAAGTAAGTGAAATCCCATTTTCCGTCAAACCCTGCTGCGACATCTTTACCTTCTATACCAGAAGGAAAATCTATAGCGAACCACTGACCGTCTATTTTATTAAGCAAGCACATCTGATCTGTTGGTAGTTCTTTCCCACTAGCGTTCCATACTCTAAGTGTGGCTTTATCGTCGCTTTCTGCTGGACACTGTATTGTGAACTTACCGTACTGATCCGTTTCAGAAGCCTGTGCATAGTTAGGCGTCCATTGCATTGGGTTGCCGTTCTGCATGTTGATAGGAATCGCTGATCCAGACCCAAATATAACGTGACTGTTAGGGTCGCTAGGCATATTCAGCATCTGTTCTGGAGACAAAAGCCTTAAAGCTTCTGCCGTCATGGTGTTGGCTCTTGGTATTGTTTGAGATATAATTCCTACCATTTGCTGACTACCGGCTTCCCACTTGCCAGTATATTCATTGTATGTCATATCTAACTCGCCAACAACCTCTGACGCCTCAGAGCCTTCAGGAAACGCTGAGAATCTTCCGTCTTCCTTGAAGTCGTACTTTCTACCTAGTGCGTCAACGGGAGGTCCAGCGAAGGTGGGCTTGGCTAAGGTAACACTACGCTTTGAACTTTTTGGTGCGTCATTATCATACAGATACAGCTTGAATTTTACCCAGTCAGCTTTTTCACATCTAAATGTGTCTCCAGCGTCTCCAGACCCCAAGCTAATATAAAAGGGCACGTAGCCACTCCATTCGACATAGCCTAGTCCTGCTCTGGGGACTTTACCTGCCTGTACATCATTGATAAGTTCATAGCGTGCAAAGTCTTTCTTTTTCCAACCAGACATAGAAATAGATTCAAATTCTATATGGTTTACATAGTCATTTAAAACAATCGCGTTGGTTATGGGGCTTACACCTAAGAATGGAACATCCTCCTTATCCCCCTTACCATCAACATTGAGAAACGAAGCCTGTGTATCTAAGGTTAGTTCTCTAGTTAGATCATCTATTTTAGGTACGGCGTTGTCGAACTCGTCTATTTCTAGATCATCGTAGTTATAAATTCTAGGGTCGCCTTTTTCATTTTCTCCGTCTTGAACGAAGTCCCAAAGCTCCGTGTGACCGCCATCTATATATTTAGGTACGTACTTACCGGCACCAGAATCACCCTCTTTTCTCCAAGCTAAAAATTTAAACTGGCCTTCTCCTATCGGAGATGACTTATCGGTATTGCTACCCGTCTCGCTGCCAAGGAGTATAATCTCTGGTGTCTGAGTTCTAAAAAACGGGTTTCCGCCAAACTGAACACTTTTTTCAGTAAAGAAGTCTTGATTTACGTACTTCCCTTCAGCGTCTTTTTTATGCCACCACCTATAAAGCGTACCGGTTGTGAACGCCGACAAGCCTATAGATGCCATATATGGGTGATCTGTTGTTATTAGATGATTTTCTACCTTTTCGTTCTGATCGGAACTGAAAAGATCTTCCATCATATTGTTAGTTGTATTCTTTGGCATTTTTTCCTCCTAACCAAAAGTCCTTCTGTTTTTCTTTGTAATATTATTTGCCTGTCTGCTGGCAAAGTTGGGGTCGAGCGGATCGTCTGAAATCCCCTTAAACAAGTCGCTAAGATGTATTCCTGCGGTCTTTTGCGTAACGTCGTCTAGCTCTTGCTGGGTTCTAAAGAGGCTTTTCATCTCTTCCAGTTGGCTGTCTGTCTGCATCGTTGCTTCTCTGTCTGCTGATTTAAGAGTCTCAGAAGTGCCATCTTTGTTTTCCAAGATTGTGTCTGTTGGTGTAGCACTGACGGTAATCATGCTAGGTTTTTGCTCCTCTCCCTTTTCCAAGCTAGTCATTAAATTGCTGGAGTCTCTAGCCGCATCAAGTAGTCTTTGTCCTCCTTTTTCTAATAGACTGCCTTGCAAGTTCATATTCGCTGCCCCTTTGCCTAGGCCTCTTCTAATCAAGCTATTGTTTTGATCTATTGTCTTTTGACGCTCCCTACTTATCTGTGCTATAGCGATCTCTTTTTGCTTTTGTAATTTACCAAACTGAGAAGTGTATAGATCTAACTTCACAGAAGTCTTTATTGATTGATCGGTTACGTTTACGCTTATTGATGTAACAAGCGGCCCTTTTTCCTTTAATGCTTTTGCTAATGACACATCTATTGGAGCAGAAGCGTAAGAGAAGGAACCTCGTTCAGAAAATAGTAACAGACTATTGGAAAACTTTGTTTTCATCTTAGCTGACTGATCCATTAGCTGATATCCAGCGTACGACCAAGGTGCTAAATTTTCATCTTTTTCAAACTCTATTTTACCACCTATTTCTGAGAATTTTTCATCTGGCCCTCCAACCATTTTACCATCTAGTGCAGAAGAGACCCAAGGGCCGTAACACCTTTCCTCCGACAATAGTGGGATTGCAACTATGTCTGGATAAATTGGTGAAGGCGATGAGAATGATAATTTACTAGTTGAGCCGTTACTAGATAGACTGATTAGCTGTGCCATGTCCTTTTGTGCTTGAACAGCTCTAGTAAGATCTTCCCAAGTAAAATCAACACCGGACGGCAATTTGGAGCAGTCTACTATGGGGTCTTCATCGTTTTCTTCTCCCGGAAGTGCAAACTCCTTTATCTTAACAACGTCTTCTGTAAGAGCGTTTGCTATAGAAACAGCATTTATACCTCTTAGCGGGCCATCAACATATCGCTTGTCTATGGTCGGTGTTATTCTTCCGGGAACAGTGATCAGAGCATAGACGTGCTTATCGTCCAAATCTTTTTCTTCTGTAGTTATTATCCATTCTTTAAAAGTCTCGCTATACTCTCTACGAAAATCGTCCCAAGGCACCTTGTGGGCATCTTCTACAAGAACGCCAGACTCAGCACCTTCTGGTGATATTAGTCCTCCGTCCTTTACTCCAAACACTGGTGTTGGTCTACGCTTGACTTCTTTTGGTACTCTACAGCCCTCATAATCTCCACTTCCATCAACATAAATAACTTCGTATGGCTGCTCCGCCAAACCAACAGTAAAATCTTCAGCCCAAACTGTAGCGTCACCCCTCAATGTTTTAGGGGACATATAGAACCTGTCATCAACTTCGCACTTAACAAAAGCTACAGACTTGCCCTGCCTTTCTATCAACTCGTCATCATTTAGTCTTGCTTCAATACTGTTTAGTGCGTTCTTTTTATCAGGATCGTTATTTGGCAAGGTCTCCATTACGTCTGGAATTATATTTCCCTGTTTGTCAATACTTTGTTGCTCCATGTCCGCTGGATTTATACTTCCAAAATCTAAGTGTTGACTGTGATCATATCTCGCATAACAATGAATTCTGTTGGAATTAGTTACTAGCTTGTCTAATAGTTTCGGTGCTAAGATATTTCTGGTAGCTTTTGGTAGCTTTGTTTCGGGAACACCAGAAAGTTTAGCTTCAGCAGCTTTTAGATTTTTATCATATAAAGCATAGTTAAAGAATCCGCCTTGAGGTTCTGGTCTATAATTAAATTCCCAAGCCTCTGACATTGGGTTATAATTGCATTTTAAAGCACCAAAAGTATAGCCAGAGCCATAATGAACCAGCTCCTTGCTTCCAAGTTGTGCCGCCGCCTGACCCATAGCATCAACATCTAAATAATGCCAATGTATATTAGATTTAGTCGGCCAAATAGACGAAGGCAATGCAGTAGGTGTTGGGCCTTCTCTCTCTGCTTTCTTAGCCACCCTCTTAAAATCTTTAAGTCGATCTTTCCACCCGCTACCACCTGTATATCCCGGTATGGCACTTATTGGTTGTGGCTTGAAACCAAAAGGCCCTCTAATAACATCCCAAGCTTTGTCATCTTTCTTCTTAATTCTAGAAGACCAGTTGACGTTACACGCTCTGGGGATTTTTACCAAAAACTTTTTGCCCAGATTATCGTCGGCCACCTTTTTCACAAAGTTATAGACCTTCTTTGCGTTATTAAGATTATCTCTTTGGTATTTAGAAAAGTTCTTTATTATTCCAGCAGCATTTTTATAGGCCTCTTTTAACTGTATTATTTGTACCCTGCGACTATCCCTTAGCTTTTCAATATCTTCTCTTTCTTTAACCAGATTCGCTCTAATCTGATTTATTCTTTCCCCGAGTATTTTTATATCTTTTTCTATAGCATTGTTTCTTTCCGAAGCGACACCCTTTTGGAGCTGCTCTCGTTTTTGCTTTATTAACGCCCGCAGTCTTCTTTCGCTATTGTCAGCCATAGTCTTTGCGTAGCTAAACCTTTGCTTGTCGCTTGTTTCCATGTTTTGTAAGCTTTCTATATTGCTAACAACAGTTTGGAAAGCACCAGCGATTTTTGTGAGGCCAGCTTCTGGAATACCTATTTTTTCAGCACGCTTGTAGTACAGTGGGTATCCATAAGGTGGGTTGCAAGGGCTTGCTGGATATCCATCTTTGCCCATTTTGCCCTCGAATGGACCACCTGTTTTTATTTCAACATTAGTTGTGGTAGGTTCGCCAGTATTTGGGTCAAGGACTGGCTCACCGTCTGCATCAGTTTCTTCAACCTGCCTTGTGTATTTGTCTTCTTCATTATTTTTGCCTGAGTTCCAAACAGATCTAGGAACGCCCACGCCAAAATTTCTACCACCCGCCGTCAATTTGTCTAGCTGTTCTTTTACGGGGCTATCTTCATCTATTTGATCGTTAATACCAGCAACCACTTCTGTCATCTTAGTGGTTAGCTGCTGAAAGAAATATTGATTCTCACTCAACTCTTGTATATAGATCTCATTATATGTTCGTAAAAACTTAGACCATTGCTCATACGAAACTGCCGCAGCTCTTAGTTCCATTTCCGTGGCTACGTAGTAAGCACCTACGCCGTGTGCATCTAGTCCTCTGGCATCCAGTAGTATTTGTTGATAAGATCCAAAGCCTCTAGGTATACTTACAGCATTGTCTCCAATAAATCCATAAAATGGCAGGATCTGCTGATTTTGATTTGTCTCTAGCGTCCACTTATCGTGACCTATTTGCTCAAGCCTCTGCTTGCCCTGAGCGTCACCCTCGTCTTTTAATCTTTCAAGATAATTATCCCTATCTCTAAGATTATTAAAGTAGTGCATATCTACTTCTTGAGCACCGACTATAAACTTGTCTGTTACAACATTAGAGACTTCAAAGCCAACATCTCTGCTTTCTACAAAAATATCATTAGCTTCGAGATCGTCTAGATATTTTTTAACCGCCCCATATGTTGGAGGATCTTTCTTGTCTATACTATCAATTCTAATAATACCATTGACTAAACCGCTACCAAGTATTAAGTCTCTTTCCGGAGAATCTGGTGGTAGCTCTTGAGCTTTTGCTAAGACTTCTTGGTTCTTTTTAAATAGATGGCTGCAAGAAGGATGGTCTATGACTGGAAGCAAAGAAACAAATAAATCTCTACTAAGAACGTCACAAAGCTCCTGTGCCAACTCCATCATAGACATTTTGTCAAAGTCGAGATAATAGGTCAGAGGAATTTCTTCGGTAGGTATCCCTCCCCAATCAACAACATAATTATAGCCACGAAAGTCTACGACTCCTCCAAAGCCTGCTTCTTGATATTCATGCGGCAGCTCAGAATCATAAGCGAATAAACTTTTAAGAGCTTGATCAACCCTGTACCAAGGAATTCCATTATCGCCCCTTCTAGAAAACCCCTGTCCAGTTACAGGAAACTCTCCAGAAACCTTAACTTTTTCTTCTTTTTTTCCAGAAATTATTTCAACTTCTACGCCACTAGTTAGAGTGTACTTATCGGTGCCAAAATACGAAACCACTCCTAGAGGGTCTACGGACTTTGTTAGCACCTGTTTGTCATCACTGTTCTCTTCAAACTGTTTTGTTAATTGATCGCTAGGATCATACTCAAGAAACCCATATATATTGTATAAGTTTTTATTATTAAAGGTAGTTCCTTGATAGCTGTTTAGTATCAACTGTGTATTTGTAAGTATTTCTCTAGGGTCGGTCAACTTAACGCTATACAGAGGGTTACCGTTGCTACCCCTATTTTCTGTATAACTCTGTAGAATACCGCCAAACGCAAAGTGTGCAAAGCCACGCCACTTTGTTTTAGGATCTAGCAATGCACTTTTGTCTATCCACTTCGCAATGCCCGCTTGAGTGTCTTTGCTTAGGAGATAATACCCTTCTTCTTGCTTTGTTATTGGCAAGTCTTTTTCCACGATAGGAAAAGGCTCTGCTGGCATCTCTAGCGTGTCTATTTTGTTTTCTGGAATTATATTTCCATTTCTGTCAATACTTGTGGGAGTACTGTATATCTGATCAAAATCTTTTCTAAAAGCTTGCTCAACCGAGGCGTAGTTTTTCCCAAACTTGAAGAATACAGGAGATCCCACTACGGGTGGCATGAAATGATCGTGAACCCCGCTGTGATAAACATCGTCTCCAAGTCCAAAATCCGTACCGTCAGATGTATGAAATTCATCATTAACAAGTTCTATACCCATAGTTGAGCTAGAATCTCCAAAGCCCGCGTTTACACTAAAAGACCTTATAGAAGCACCGAGAAAACTCTGCTGAACATACCCCTCGTTACCATTGTCAGAAGGGGTTCCATCTATGTTTCCAGAAGTCCAGCCAGCAACAGATAGAGCACCCCTAAAACCCTGTGTAAAGTTAGGGTTGTCTGGCCAGTCTTCTTGAAAATAACTGCTTGGTGGTACTATAGAATATTTATGTTCTTTTCTAACCATCTCCTGTTACGCCTCCGTCCCTGTTTGTATCATTGCCAAAATCTGGATCTGTTTCTTCTTGATCTTCTTCGTCATCTATTTGTCCTGTTCCATATCTATCCCACACATTATCTGTTGCCACCAAGTCTGCAACAAAAGGAATTCTGACCTCTCTGTCTTCCTCCACGGTTGATGCCGTGTCTCCTCCGGGAAGCGGCTGTGTCGAACCTCCACCAGTAGTATCTTCCTCAAAGGGCAAGTAATGTATGTAATCATTAAAAATTGTGAAGTCATCTATACCGGCGGCTCCGGTCTTGTCTTTAGATTCTTTAGCGTTAGAAAAATCGCTTAAAAGTTTCCTAAAGTTAAAAATTCCAGAACCTGTAGAGCCATCATAACCTACGAACTCTGGATGATTATCAGACCTCTGTTGATTTCCGCTGGGGGCAAATGTTATAAACAAGCCTGACGGACCGTATAACAGCCCATTTGCTTGATTATTTGTGTTTCCAAACGCATAACTTTCTGGAGAGGTATAATACCTGTTTATACCCTTACCTTCAAACCCTTGGAGTTTCTTGCCTACCTGATTAGCTCCTGTTATGTCATCAATCAAGAATGTTTGATTAAAATCTCTGTCTTGACGAAAGTCTAGGAAATTGCCTGTGAATAATCCGCTACCCGCATAAAGCAGTATTTGTTTATTTTCATAGGATTTTATCGGAAACGGAACAAACGTCCAGCCACTGGGGTATTGTGTACCTGAGATGGTAGGAAGCACTGAACTTGGAAATACGCTTTCTTGTAGATATGCAGACATAATTTTCCTACTTATCTAATTCGTAAGTGAAGGATAAGTTAAAGCTGTAGTTACCAGTCTTCGGCTCCCAATTTTCTGACGGTGCTGATATAAAGTATTTCCTAACTCCCGGCTCATTTGCTGGGCTTAGGCTTTCCAGCAGATTAGCCAACTCCGTCGCTGTAGGCTCGTTTACACTTGGCTTCAATAGCAATAAAGATGGCCTGCCAGAATCATACGGTATCTTTGTATAGTCCATAATTAAATTTATTGAAACATCCCTTTTGTACTCGGTTCTTCCTCCTATATATTGTAAGATGGGTCCGGTCGGCCTGCCTATAACTGGGATAACGGAGAATACATCTCCCGGATAAGTATCGCTAACATTTATTGATTCACTAATAGCCGACGATATTATATTAGTTGGTCTATTGTCAAATTCCAAAGAATAAGTCAATTCTCCAGCAATTTTATTTGCCCCTAAAGACACAGATAGCGGCTCTGAATTTAACTGTACCTGTGTTTGATTATTTGCACGTTTGTATATCAAGCTTCCTATACCAAAGAATTGGTTGTTAGAGATTTTATTGTAGTACTCAAGAGCTGATTCGTATCTTGTTAGACCGTACGGGGAGGGCTGATCTCCCCCGTTTATTTCTTGAGCACCAATAAAGTAAGAGCCTTCGCCGCTAAAGTTTCTTAATGTATAATTTTTACCGCCATATACAGTACTGTTGGCTTGAGTTGGTGATAACCCTTTTACATTTCCATTGATACCAACTTTAACAAATGGGTCACTAGTACTACTACTTATACTCATTGAGTAATTTTCATAAGCGGCCTGTCTAGATAATAACCAAGATTCGGTTACACTATATGTACCGGCAGTCTCGTCTATGTTTTCTGTACGAACATGGTTATACCCACCGTAATCATCTAACAGATCCAGTGTACCGGCACCAATCTTACCTAGAAAGTTGGGTAGTGGATGACCCGCTGGGGAGGTTGCTGGATTATAGACACCTGTTTGATTTGGATACCCTTGATACACTGCGGAGTGGTCTATTGTTCCGTCTGGGTCTCCAACTGTCGCAACGTCGTTTGGATAAGCGGGGTTGTTGGAAAGTCTTGCTTGAACAAATTTTTTCGCTGATGCCCAAGCGGTCAATCTCGTGACCATAGACCCCGCAGCGTTTGGTGCGTAGTGGTCTTTGCCTACTGCCGATATGTTGTGAGTAATTCTATAGGTTCTTTCTATAGTGTCATCATTTAGATTGTATACTTCTCCTTGTCCCTCGTCAACTTCTATTGCCCAATTTTCAGTGAAGTCTCTTATGAAGGCGTTTCCATATTCATCAACGAAATTTTGATCCAGCTTAAGAGGTCTAGTATTGAAAAGTGGGTCGGATTGGTCTCTCATGCCGTCCGCATCGGCTGTGCCAAGACCCGCTGTTGTGTAAAGGAGGTCTGCTTCCAGTGTTATTGTGTAATCACAAGAAGTTACATAGGTGCCTTCGGAAAACGATATGTTGGCAACTCTAGGGAAAATGACAATCCCACCACTGTCAAACTCAACATCGGTTATCTCTACCCTCTGGCCATGATTAGCAAACAGCTCTCTTAGAGATCTCTGCTTCATCATAATCGAATTAGCAGATTGTTGTTCAGGAACTTTTTGGCTTGGTGGTTTCTTGTTGCCAAAATGACTTATGTTGTTGTCAAAACTGTTATAGGGGCCAGCAAATACTGGGTAGGGGTTGGGCACACCATGAAAAGCATAGACCTGTCCAGTTTGACTGCTTAATCCGTACGGACTTCCTTCGTCTGGTAATAGCTTACCAGTCAAGGTAATGGTATAGGTGACCCCTAGTATATCGCCAGCAGCAGTTTGATTTAAATCTGAGCTGATAGACACCAAAGGCGTTGGCCTAATTGTGCAATCGTTATTTGCTAAGTTTTTGTATCTTACTCTTATTGGCATTATCGACCTCTAATATTTATCAAAAGTTCCCCGGACGGGCTAGCGTCTTCCCCGCTAACATTTATATTTAGATTATTGGTAACTAGCGTTGACATCGTAAACAGTGGCATATCCCCGCTAGGTACTCCACTAGCACCTTTTATGTTTATGTCCATATTATTATACACATATGCGGACGAAGGAGCCGGAATAAATAGACTCAAACCTGAAGGTCTATGGTTTAATGAGTCCATATCGTAGGAGAAATCTGTAGTAAACTCTTCATTACCAACCAAGGAAGGCCAAGCATTATCTAGTGAGTTTGGTCTGCCAAACGTATTGAAGTAAAGTACATCAAATTCTTGTATTCCATCTAGTGCTGTGCCAATTACGGACTCTACATACGGCCTGTGGGTTATAAAGCCTTTTTCTGACGAGTCAAAACCAGAACCTTCTAGGAATATGTCTCCGTACTGATTAGCAAACAATATTCCGCTAACGGATATTCTTTTTGGTGCTCCGGCAGTTGGCTGATAAACCCTAGTATTGATTCTGTCTGATTCGCCTTTGTCTCCAAATACTTCAACTTCAATCCATCCGCCAGAGTTTGGTATTGAAGGTAGCTGTTCTCTAAGCATACCATCAAATGTATACGCAGAGCCAGCACTTTCTAAACCATTGACGGATGTTGCGTCAGAGGCACTTTGTGGGTGGTTTCCACTCGTTGCAAAATCATGGAATGGAGCACCGCCAATGAGGGTGTAATCACTATCGCTTCGCTTGGCCCTATTAACTGCAACAGACCATCCAAAGTTGTCATTTTCACAACCACTAACTAAAGCTGATATAAACTTATTAGCAGCAGTTCTATCTTTGTGGCCTTGGGCATATAATTTCTCTTTAAGTAACCACTCTCTTGTTCTAGTTGGGAAATGTGTTATTGAATCCTTGAATGTATAAACAGCACCGTTGTTAAGAACAAGCGTCCCGCTAGCGTTGCCGAACTTATCAAAACGAACGCCAGAAGAACCCAAATCATGCATGACGTGGTGAGGAATTACAAACTCTCGTCCAAAATCTTTTCTTATAAATTCGCCGCTACTGTATATGCTGTGGTCGTGTAGTGTGTCAAAGTTATGATTAGGAGATCCAACGGCTATCATATCAGAATCAATAGCTACCGAATATCCAAACTGGTCTGGCCTCTTGGCGTATTTCAGAACAAAGTCTGAGTCTAAATTGTGACTGCCCAGCTCTGACAAGAAAGATATCGTGCGAGTAATTAATCCTGCGTCAACACTGTCTGGCTTGATCTTTTGTTTCCACTCCCAAGGTAGGAACTCGTCTCTGACGTTGGTGCCGCTACCTGTTCTTTCAAAGTAGAATGCAGCACCGCCACCACCATTTTCAGAAACGTCTAAACCGGAAAGTGTTGGGCTATTTTCTATCTCATGCCACTGGACTATCCCGCTAACGCCGCTGGCTGCGTATTGAGTTCTAAATCCATTGAATGGACTACCAACAACAAGCTTGTCTTGAGACAAGTCGATAGAGAAACCAAATAGGTCACCCGGACATCCAGAGTCATATACATCGAAATCTAAGTAATCATTTCCAGTTAACTTCATAAGCTCAGGAAGACCACCCGCACTATCTGCGTCAACGATATAATCTCTTGGCTCACCACCATCAATAATGTAAGACCCAAGACCTAAGAAGTCGCCGCTAAATCTTGGGTAAAGACCAAACTCTCCAAGTGCAACGGTTGTTCCAAACTCTTTAATCTTCTTGCCTATCTCTTGAGGTAGAGGGTTCTTCTCTCGTACAAATCCGGGGTTAGCTGGAAGATATGTATCTTCATTATCTACATATTTGTTTAGATTACCTTTAACTCCGCCCGCACCGTAAAGAGGGTCTATCGTGTTTGAAACACCGCTGGCAGCATAATACTTAGCCGGACTACCTCTTTCGGGAGATCTCAGCTTTTGTGTAAACTCAAACCTTCTTCCACCAAGCTGGTCGTCCATAGCTAATGGGTTTTCAGCTCCTATATCTCTTCTACTAGCCGTTGCTGGATACAGACTGCGTATAAACTGTTGATTTTCACCAAGTGCATCAGACCTGTATTGTGGGCACTGACCTTGCAAGAGAGTAGAGTCTGATATCACCACGATCTTAGATCTGTTGTTACCGTTTGTACCGGCTGAGAAGTTCTCAAACTCTTCAGCGGCAATCACTGGGCCGTCTTCTATTTCGGTCTCGCCCCTAGGAGGGCAGCAATTTTCATCATCTTCGTCACAAGGTGGTGCAGAAGGATTGCAGTAGGGATCGCTAACGTGTTTGATTGGCCTAAATTCTCCCGGTATAATAAATCTCTTTTCTGGTACGTACCAGCTAGTACAAATATCTTTATAAGGAGGGTCACATGGAACTTTCTTAATTTTTGTCCTGCTTGTTATTATTGTTTCAATAGGAAGCGGACAGCCTGATATTGAAAGCAATCTAACTGTCTGTGGAGGTAAGCCTCTGCCAGCAGCCTGCTCATCTTCCGGCTTAATATATGTGTGCAAAGAGCTGAAATCAAATGTCGCAGTTTCGCCCTTAGCCACAAAATCTCTCGTGATAGTTTCTGGTGTTCTGAGTGCCGTCTTTGTTAAAGTAAAGGCTCCTTCTTGCCCCGGATCGTCCGGTGGCGAACCAGCATTAAAGGATACCATACCAAAATCGGCAAACACTTCAAAATGATCATTAGAGGTTTCAGATACGTAGTTTAAGAAGAGTCTATATCCAGAACCCGGAAGCGTAGGCAAAGTAATTTGCCCTTTAGCGTCTATTCTGTAAAGCTCAGGTATTGTTATTTCTCTATCTTTAATTGGGTCGGCGTAAGATAAGATCCTCTTAAAGTCACCTCCTCCAGAGATAGGAATATATTCTGAACCAGCGTTTTCACCAGCAAAGTCTGCCCCAATGTCTTGGAACCCGTCCGGCCACAAGGCAAATTTTCCAACCTTAGTATCTACCGGTTCTATTCCATGAGGATCGTAGAAACCAAAACCTTCTCTACACCCAGTGGTCGGAATTGTTTCAGGATTTAAAATTTGAATAGGTGTTTCCACCTGACCATAAGGATAAGGCGTTTTGTTGCCTTCATTTAACGAATTCGACTGTTGTACGAAATATTCTCCAATGGAAGGAACAAAGCATGGTCTACTACCAAGATTCAAAACTGAACACAAGTAATCAACGTTGCCAGCTATGGCTTGTGCATTATCTTCATGATTGCCTGCGTATGTAATTACTATTCTTTTGTTTCCTCTTTCAAGGAACTCTCTCATTTGTCCAGCCTCTAAGTCGTCCGGCCTTCCTTCTGGATTTGCTATCCAAAGCGTAGTTATCTCGGAGCCGGTAACTTTATCTAGTTGTGGGAAGAGTGCTGTCGCGTCTGTTTCTATGAAGTTTTCTTCAACCTCTATGCCCATAGACTCCAGTCTTTCTTTTAAGACGTTGTTGTCTTGGTCTACTTGCTTGCTGGAATACGCATCTTTAAATGACGTTCTCCCTGTCCAACCACCAAGCTGTAGAACTTTTCCGGTAGCACCACAGTCTTTCATCAACATGTTTACATAGAACAGTATGTTTTCATCATCATTGTTACTTGGTCTTTCTTGATCTCCAGTAACACCAAAGCTTCTGGAATTTTCACCAAGCATAGATGCCATAATTATTACATTTGAGTTAGTCTTAATTGGGTCATCGTTTTTGTCTTTGGCGTAATAAGATTCTTGTAACGCCAGTATACTATCAGGAAGCAAGGTTCTATTCTTGATAATAGGTTGCCCAGCATAAGGCTCTCCTTTAGCCTGAAGTATAGAGTCTCGTCCATTTTTCTTATCTGGATCAAAGAAGTCTCCAAAATCGTAACTGCTAAATGTTCCCCCAAGCTCTGATGTGCTGTCTTCAAAAATTGAGAAGGAAACAAAGTCTTCATGATCTTTAGCAAACTCCTTATGCTCCGTAAAGCTTTTGATCTTTATTTCTTTAAAACAGTATTCTCTTTCGCAGTCAACGCCGCTTCTGGCTGGAATAATCTTTACCGTATCTGGTAACCATTCAGCAGCAGTCAGGATAGGTACTATATCTTCATAGGGTCTATTGAGGAAAGGTCGTGGAGATTCTGGGTAGTCGTCACATCCCTGTGCTGGGTTCGGGTTAGCAAAATGCCAAGCCCAGTTCTTCTGATACTCTACTTTTACCTTTCTATCGCCAACCGTCTTCTCACAAGCCTCTGTCCACTCAGACCTCAAGTCTCCCAAATGCTTGAGAGGTAAGTTGCAAACAGATGGATTTAACTTGTCGCATGGGGATCTTTCTATAAAGTCTTGTAGATCAACACCGGAGAGGTCTATTCTAATATCGCCAACACCCCTAGCAAACATGTTTTGTCTTGTTATAGGTGACTCAAAGAACTTAGTGTGGTTCTGAGTTGGTTGGAAAGCTTTGGTAACATTATATTTATCATTAAACACCTCTGTGCTGGATACACAATCTGGCAATGATTGATATTTATCTGGGGCGGGAACAATAGTCATCCGAGAACCCAGTTTTTTAAGAACTCTATTAACTATGTCGTTAGAGTCTTTGTATACACCGTTCTCTTCATATGTTGGGTCATTACCAACTAGGACTAGTGTTCTATCTCCTAGTGCAAGCCAGTCTTTTATGTTCTGTATTATTTCATCACTGTCAGCATCTAGCTCTGGCGTGATGACAAATGCTAGACCTGCATCTCTAGGTATCTCTATTTCTTCAAACTCTGTTCTTCTAAATGGTAGATTAGAAGGCTCAAAGTAAAGACCCATCTGATCATAAAGTCCTTGATCTCGCTCTTGTTCGTGTAAAGCCCTGTCCAAGTTTCCAAATCTAGTAAACTCTACTACGCCGCTATGTGGATATATCTTCCTAGATTCAAACACTCTGACGGCACCGGCGTTTGTATATGAAGCCCAAGTATTCTTACCTTTGTACCAGATGTTACTATCTTCAAACAAAGTAGTAGAGTCTGTAGGTGCTCCAAACGCTACGATATCTCCATCGTCGCTCACAGCGGTACTATATCCTAATCTAGAAGTTCCTAAGAACTCTCCAAGTATGAACTGCCAAGTACCTGTAGTCTTAATATCGCCATAGCTGTAATTAAAGATAGGTTTGTATAATTTTACCTTATTCTTAATTCTTGCTGATAGTTTATTATCTGGAGTCATCTCGTGGTACAGAACCCTGCCAACATCCGATACACCGGACTCAGTAAGCAACAAGTCGTACCTAGTAATCGCATTAGTGTCATTAATGCTTACTAAGTAATCTCTAATTTTTCCATATAGCCTTGTATTCTCAGTGTCATCTCTTTCATAGATTTCACAAGGGGTCTGTGTGTATGGAGAGCCGACAGATATAATTTCAGAGTTCTTACTAATAGAAACAGAATGTCCATATCTATCGTTGTATTTCATCCCATAACCAAACTGATAATCTTCATCGTCATTAAGATCATCGTCTATGTTATTAGACTCTCTATCGGCAAAGGATTTTATTACTTGGACGCAGTTAAAGTTGCCGCTTTCTTTCTCAAATACAAACACCCTACCCCCAGAAGATGGTGGAATTTGGAACTCATAAGCGTTATCTTGTGCCCATTCTTGACCAACTCCGCTGGTAATATATCTAAGAGCGTTTTCCCTGATTAAGTTTCCAGAGTCTAAGGTGTCATTCAGAAGTGTTATAGATGTCTCCGCCCAGTCTTCCGACGCACCAAATGTTTTATTTAAATAACCTGATTCTGCATTGTAAGGTGCTGCTACCTCTGGATCAATTACACCGCTAGTGTAAGCATAGTCATTGTAAAATTCAACAAAGTCATCTACTATATTGCTTTTATCTAATGGGTTGTAAAATGCTCCTAATCCAGCACTATTACTCTTTTCTCTAAAGATCCCCATAATTGGCGGTATTCCACTATGTGGGCCAAATTGGTGCTTAAATGCTTCTTTGAACTTAAGCTTAACACCACTAAGCATTTCATCGTAAATAGCTTGATGTCCATATTCATCTGTTATGTCCTTGTCGTCCATTCTAGACAAGTATGTATGGTGGAACCAGTCGTGGTCATGTTTTACTTTTGGTCTATCTTGTGTAGATCTAGTAATTTGGAATACCAGTAATTTTATATCTAACTGAGGTTGGAACTCGTGATTCGTCGCTCCAAACCAAGGTGCTGAGAAATATTTGTAAAGTATATCCCACTTTCTAGCAGAATTAGCAATCTTTTCGGCCTTACCCTTATTGTAGTTAAATGCGTCAGTGAAGACAACCATAGCTACAGGAAGGCCGGAAGTTTTGATGGTATCAAACTCTCTTGTCCATTTTGCGAAAGGTGCTCCAACCACAACGGTTTCTCTGTCTCCACTAGAACATATGTCTAAAGAAGAACCAAGTTTTCTACCTTCTTGACCTACATTCCATTGTTTTCCAGAGATAGACCATTGATCATACTTTACTAGGTTTGCAACACTTCTAGATACGTAGTCTTTTCTATAACCGGACGGAAGGATCAACTTATCTTCCATCGTCCAAGATGCTTTTCTACCGGCTACTTCTGCACCCCTTCTATACAAGAACACAGCACCCGCATCGTTTACTTGAAGCTCGCTGTCTGTTGGCTCATCTATGTATGGGACATGTATATTTGGCGAACCCACACCCATCAAGTCGCCAACTACGCTAACGCTTCTACCGTATTGGTCATCAGTATTTCTTCCTGAAACAGGTGTTAAGTCTCTATTATTATTTATTAGTGGGTAGTCACCTATAAGTTTACCACCAGAATAAACTAGGCTTTGACCGTCGCACCCATCGTTGCAGCATCCACTATTTCCGCCCGCATCAACAAAGTGTTCAGGACTACAATGGCCATACTCCCAATCCTCTAGGTCTCTAGCGACTTTGATGGCATGAGTATTTCCTGTAACTATATTTAATGTTGCGTTGTAAGGTGCTCCCGGTTTAAGACCTGTGTATTTTCTTATTCCGTAGTAGTTTCCGGAATAACCAGCAGCGATATTGGTGTAGGTAGAGATGGCCCTAAATATACCGCCCTCTTCACATGTTGGCTCTCTCCATACGGTATCATCAGTGACTATTGCTGGCTCTTTAGCCTTTCTGGGGCTATCACTATCACAAGCCCCATAGCCAATTAGATCTACGCCCCTGATTTCATCGCCAACTGGAACAGATGCGTACGAGTTATCTCTTTCTAATATTGAAGTTCCATAGTTTTCATTGTACCACATCAAGTAGTCAGAGCCTGTTCCGCCATAGTTAGCCGCAAACAGATTCATTCCATTTACTTCAGTTCCATCTGAAGCAACAACAGACGTTGTTACTGGATTAGGTATATTAGAAATATACAAAGGCATAGAAGCCTTAATATCCAGAGGGGTGTCAATAAACAATGGCATTGAAGAAACGGGGAATCTATTTTCTGGAACTCCAAAGCCAAATATGTTTAGATTCAAGCTTCCGGAAGAACTTCCTACACCTATGTTTCCACCGCCTGCACGACCCGCTATATTTAACACAAGCGGGACAGGTCTTATTCCTACCGATCCGGACGAAGCAAAACAAGACAAATCTAAATAGCCACCGGAAGGCATGTTTGTTGTGTCAGTATTCGTTAACGCTAGAGGCATGTTGATCGTACTAGTACCCAGAACATTAGGTAGTACTAGATTGAAGGAGCCGCTGTCTGGTGCTACAGTTCTAATCTCCCCATCAGTGAACAATGCCATTCCCGGAGGATTCCAAGATGTGTCTATAGTTCCTACAGCAAATGTATAGAAAGGCATAGACTCTTCACCTTGTAAGGCACCACTAGCCGTCAAGAATAAGCCTGAAGGGCCGGAATTTACAAATAGTGGTCCAAGAATATTCAAATTCATGCCGCTATTTTGAGGGTTGCCGTTATACCAAGATCCACTAATGTATGTTGTGAGATTTTCATTCAGGACGTTACCTCCGCTAGCGAAGATATTCATGTCCCCAAACTTGGTAGTAGTTCTTACGTTTGCGTGCTCCATTCTAACATGGGCACTGTGAACTTTTAGGTCTGAAGTGAAAGGTCCGCCAGAAGGGTAAACAATATCGTACTGTAAGAACATATCGTTTACATCATCAGAGAAATATCTTTCTCCAAAATCTTTGTATCTAGGCTCATTCGGGAACAATGCCCACTTTTCTGATTCGTCGGTCAGCTCATCATAAGAGAATTTACTACTAAACTTAACTATTGATTCGTCTGAATCTAGGTAGTGAACATCTCTGTTTACAAGACCCCAGTTTGGCTCGGTTGTGCTCCACCTTGGTTCTTGCTTCTTGGTATAGAGACTGACTATCAGTTTTGGTCCAGAAAGCGTTTCATAACTGTGTCTGTGCTCTGTACAAGCGGGATTCGCAGTTGGGACACATTTGTCCCACGTTATGTCTCCAGTGGCTTGATGTTGAACTATTGTGTCTACAACAAGGGCATCTTCTGTAAATTTATATCCGGCAGGCAGGTTCTTCGTTATTCTTCTGTGGACAGAATAGAAGTTATCTGAAGCTTCAGAGAGGTGGAATCTCAGGAAGTCATTCTCTATTTGTGTGTGGTAAGCTACGCCACTGTCAACAGTTGACGGCATAGCAAAGTTTGCAGACTGTATATATCCAGAGCCATGATGATCAAGATGGAAGTTTATAAGATCTCTTCCTTTTCTCTTACCAATCTTGCTGGCTAGTGAGCCAAACCCAAGACTAAACTGCATATGTCTGAAACCGCCCAATTCCCAATCAGCGGTTGTATCTTCATCAACATAACTCCATAGTTCATAAGTGTCTGTGTTATGACCTTCTTGTGGTTCGTAGAACTTAGACCTGTGCCCATTAAAGAACTCTTCAGCAGTAACTTGCTTGTGACTTCTATCCGGATTAACTTCAACGATATTAGTTCCAGACCCATATGGGTATGTGATATTTGATGCACTGTTTACACCAGATTCAAACGTAGATAATCCAAACTCCGTAACAAACATGTTCATACCGACACCGGAGCCAGCAGACCAGCCTAAATTTATGTCTGGGTCGCTAGCACCAAGGGTGGGATAGTCGATTTTTGTGAATGGGGTTGACGAGGCTCTTATATGTACGTGTCCACCGTCGTATGAGTCCTCAAACGCATCAGTATATGTATGTTGGTTTGCCTCGTTGTCCGTGTACAACTTCAACATTCGGCTTTGGTGATCATTGTATGTTAATAAAATAGACAATGGATATTGGTATGCGTGGTATTTTAATGTGTCAGATATATGAACAACATTGCCGTTTACATCTTTTGCGTAAGCAGAAAGATAACCACCGCTATAGCCAAGTGCAAAATCTAGATTGTTTGCTGTTTGCCACTTAGAAACTAGAACACCAGAGTCAAACAAGTTATGACTAACACCACTCACGTTCTGGTCTGGTGTAAATCTTAAGAACAAAGAGAATCCGCTAGCGGTATTTATGATATCTGACGTTGGTGACACCTTGATGTACTTACCGCCAGCCTGACCAGAAACACGAACCGCAGTGTCAAATGCGTCCGAAATCTTTCCATAAAGATCGTCGTTTTGGAAGTTTACGCCACCGTTAGAGTAAGAAGTCCAGTCAGTAGTCTGATAAGAAGTTGTAAAGCTAGGAAGGTGCTTCTCAAACAATGTGCCGGAACTAAATCTCCAACCAATATTCTTAATTACATCAAATTGGTAATTACCATTATGTAAAGTAACGGTGTGAGGAATGTGTGTTCCAGAGGTTAAAAGTCGTAACCCGTCGTTTCTGTTTTTGAAGTTTGTAGAGGTAGACCTTTCGGCAAAGTCATAGTAACCAATCTTAAACGGAAACGCAACATGAGGATTACTAAACCCGAAGTCAAACACATCGACATCAAAGGCACCGGCAACAGCACCCGTTTGCCCCTTCCATCTTCTGGAGTAGTTTGTTTTTACGCTAGATGGCGAGGCGTAGGCATGAGGGATATTTTCTATTTTTGACAGTGGTCCGTATCCAGAACCAGCATTGAAAATTACATCCGTTGCAGAGTTTCTCACCGTTGGGAAAAGCTTTGCTTCAGACCTCTCTTTGCCAACCCTTCTTATCTTTTCTCCACCTTCTATAGAAAGATTAAATGCGTCTTGAGGTGCAAATCTTACAAGCAACGAAATGTCTGATATACTAGCTCCACTTGGCAGAGGGTAGATATCAAGATATAAGTTTTCAAACAGAGAGCTTAAGCTGTAGTCTCTAGATTTTCCAATCTTAACATCGTCATCAAATATTTTAAGTGGTACTTCGTACTCTGCCCAGTCTGTGCTATTGACAAGAGGGTAGGTTGTTAACGAGTAGTGATCTCCACCAGCATTGCCGCTGGCCTCAAAGTGATCATCTTTTTCTGATAAGCTGTCTCCACCCAAGGCGAAGTCGTCACTGTGTGGGTGAAAACCGGAAACGTAGGGGTGAACACCTTGGCTCGCCATAATTATATTGTTTACTTGAACACCAGAGGGGTTCTGCAAGAAA